GTAACTACTACCAAAATTATTATAAATTACACGATAAACTCAAACAATTTGTAAAATTTAATTGAAATAAAAATTAAAACAAATCAATAATTAAATATAATATGGACTTATCAAAACTAACAATGAAGGAACTTATTTCTTTAAGAAATAAAATTGAAGGACTTATTCATTCATATGAAGATGGGTATATCTACATTTGCTCTGTTCGTCAGTTTGGTAGTGTTTGGGAAGAAAGACCTAAAAGTTTACATTCATTAAGGGAGCTTTGTAGCGAATATAATGGAGATAATGGTATTGTTGATGTATATACTAACAACCCAAATTTGAGGTTTCCTGAAATGGAATTTTATAACTATGGGGATGTTATGTATATTCGTTCAGAAGGTGATTACAGACAATGGATTGAGTATACTAAAAGAAAAAACCTAATTGAGGATGTAACGAAACGACTTGATGAATGGGATGAGAGTAAAAATTTACCATTTAAATACCGTCCATCTTTTGCCCCAATATGGACAAGAGAAGATGTTAGTGAATGGGTTACAGAATTTGAGAATGCAAATTGGGATTTTACCCCACCAAACTCAATGAAGTCGGATGATTTTAATGAAGATAATATAGAATCATAATATGGAAAGAAAATTAGCAAGTGTTAGAGTTATCGGGGATATCCAAAGAATCCCTGATGCTGATATGATTGAATTGGCCATCGTTGATGGTTGGAAAGTTGTTGTTGCTAAGAATGTTGGTCATAAGGTAGGTGATAAAGTTGTTTACTGTGAAATTGATTCATTCTTACCAATCAGAGACGAGTTTGAATTCTTAAGAAAGAGTTCACACAAAAAGATGGGTGACCAAGAAGGTTTCCGTTTAAAAACTATTAAACTTCGTGGTCAAGTATCACAAGGTTTAATTTTACCTTTATCTGTTTTAAAAACTACTGATATTCCTATGATGACAACATCAAAACAAGAATGGGGTATTCAGTATGAAATGTTTGCAGAAGATGGTTTTCCTATGGTTGGAATTGGTGATGATGTTACTGAAATATTAGGTATTGTTAAATACGAACCACCAATCCCTGCAGAACTTACAGGAAAAGTAAAAGGATTGTTTCCATCTTTCTTACGTAAAACCGATGAAGAGAGAGTCCAAAACTTGGCTAAAGAATACCAAGGATACAGATTCACCTCCGCTCATAAATTCTACGTAACTGAAAAGTTGGACGGTTCTTCAGCAACATTTTACTTTAAAGATGGTGTATTTGGAGTGTGTTCTCGTAATTTAGAATTAACTGAAAGTGAAGGAAATACTTTTTGGAAAGTTGCTCGCGAATTAAAGTTAGAGGAATTATTAGGTGAATTAGATAACAATATCTGTTTGCAAGGTGAGTTAATTGGGGAAGGTATTCAAGGAAATCCGTACAAAATTAAAGGTCAAACAGTTCGATTCTTTAATGGTTTTAATATAGACACTCAAGAGAATATTCCATTTTTAGAGTTTGTTGAGTTAGTTCAAAAAATGAAATTAAAAACGGTTCCAATATTAGACTTTGAATTTAATTTACCTGACACGATTGATGATATGTTAGAATATGCCAACCAAAAGTCCGAATTAAATTCTAACTTTGATAGAGAAGGTGTGGTTGTTCGTTCTTACGATAGAAGAATTAGCTTTAAAGCAATTAGTAATAAATTTTTATTAAACGAAAAATAATACTATATTTGCAACATGTTAGAATTGTTGAACAAATATTACGAGGATGGGTTGGTGACAAAACAAGTTCATCCAACTCTTCCTTTGTCTATATGGAACTACACCCCAAAAGTACAATATGGTCTTTTATATAATCAATACGCTTTATGGGATGAGGTAACTACTCAAGCAAGAGGTTTAGTTGTTGATGAAAATAGTAACGTTGTTGCAAGACCATTTAAAAAATTTTTTAATATAGAAGAAAAAAGATTCACACCAACTAAAGAATTTGATGTGTATGAAAAAATGGATGGTTCTTTAGGTATATTATTTAACTATGAAGGTGAATGGATATTTGCATCTAAAGGTTCTTTTACTTCAGACCAATCAGCCGAATTCAAAAAAATATTTGATGAAAAATATTCGACTAATTTATTAGACTTTTCTTGTACTTATTTGTTTGAAATATTATATCCTGAAAATAGAATAGTGGTTAACTATGGTGATTTAAGAGATGTGGTATTATTAGGTAAAATAGTAACTGAGTCTGGTGAAGAACTTGACGTGGAATCATATCGGAATAACTTTAATGTTGTTAAAAAATATGATGGAATAACTGATTACACTTTTTTGAAAAAAATGGTTGCCGATAACCATGAAGGTTTTATAGTAAAATTTTTTAATGGAAATAGAATAAAAGTGAAAGGAGAAGAATATCTTCGATTACATAAAATAATGACTAACATATCAACTACTTCTGTTTGGGAAGTTTTAAGTAATCAAGGAGATATAGGTGAATTATTAAATGATGTTCCTGATGAATTTTATGATAAGATAAAATCTTATGAAAAGGATTTAAAATACCATTTTCATCAAATAAATGAGTATTGTGGTAAACTACATGATGGTTTTAGATATGGTAAGTATGGTGATGTTGACCCTGAACCAACTAAAAAAGAATTTGCAGAATTTGTTATGAGAAATGTAACAAAAACTGGTTTACGTCCTGTACTATTTGCTATGTGGGATAAAAAACCATATGACTACATAATATGGAGATTATTAAAACCTGAGTTTAGAAAACTATAAAAGTATGACGAAAAGTCATACTTTTTTTTTTTATAAAGTATTTATTAAGTAAAATTACTTAAATGGTTAGTATAGAAATTATTGTTGCCTTTATTACAGGTATATTTGGACCTTTAACGGTTATATTTATAAGACATTTATTAGAAAAAAATAAGAAAAAACCTGACATGGTTCATGATACACTTAGAGTCAGTGAATTAATAAATCAAAAAATAGAACACATTAGAGAAGAGTTTAATGCCGATAGAGTATGGGTTACACAATTTCATAATGGAGGTAATTTCTACCCGACAGGAAAATCTATGGCTAAGTTTTCAGTTATGTATGAATCTGTAGGTTCAGGAGCGTCATCCGTACAGTCAAATTTTCATAACATACCCGTTAATCTATTTTCAAAATCAATAAATCAGTTATTACATAACGATGTTATAGAAATTCCTGATTATAAAGACGAATCAATTGCAACATATGGTTTAAAATATATTGCGGAAGATACGGGATGTAAATCAGGTTATCTATTAGCAATAAAAACAATTGATGACAAATTTATTGGTACATTAGGTTTAGACTTTATCAAGAAAAAAACTAAGCTTGATATAGAATCTATAAATCATTTAGAAGTTCACGCATCTCAAATAGGAGGCGTTTTAATGACCCATTTAGAACAATAAAATAAATCTCTATATTTATTAGAGATGATAATTTATATTTTAGAAGGACCACAATTAGTAGATACTTCAAAGTACACAGGTATTAATTTTAAAGATAGAGTAGTTGGTAGTAGTACACCATCTAAAGACAAAATTAATCCATCTTTATTAGCTGATGTTGACAAAGCTGCAATAATCGCGGGCACCAAAGCAAGTGTTACAACTGCGGTTACAGGGCACAGACCTGGGTCAAGACACAATCCTGGAGGTTTGGCGGTTGATTTGGCGATGTTTGATGGTAAGGGTTATGGTAGTAAAGAGGATGCTAAAAAGAAAGGTATATATGATAAAATAGAAAAATTTGTCAAAGCCTTAGAAAGTATGGGTTATAAGGTAAATTCAGAAAGGGGGAATGACAAGGCTGTTTTATGGTTTGGTTTTCCTAATCACCATCATCATGTTCATGTCTCAAGACTATCGGATGATGGAACCTCAACTTCATCTTCATCCTCATCAGAAGATTCTGATAACAATTCCGATGATAGTAGTGAAACTACAAAAACAACAACCTCACCACCTCCAACAGACAGTAAACCAAAGGGTTTGGATTTCAACACCCTTGGGTTGATTAGTGCTTTAGGTAGATTATCCGAAAACAAAAAAAATAAAAACATGGGTAGATTATTAAATGAAATAGAAAAAATTAATAGGATTAATAAAGTAGTTATTTCCGAAGGTGCTTTACAAGTTTCTTATCCTAAGATTGTTTTTACACCGTCTGAATCAAATTTCCAAAATACAAATAAAAATCTTTTAACTGATTTAAATTCAATTGGGTCTGAAAAAAATATTACGGTAAATATAACTGGCAGTACTCCCGATTCTGTATATGTAATTTTAAATGATGTTATAAAAAGTAAATTAACTGAAAAAGGATACGGAGGCGGTAAAACTCAAAACCCTAATAAATATTATATGGATTATAATGGGTCAATTTACGTGTTTAATAACACAGTTACTTCACAAACTACGGATTCGGCAACAACCACAACAACAACTAAATCATCAACGAGCTCAACAACTAATACAACAACTTTAAAAATAGATACTAGTAGTGCTCAAACGGCTGCCGATTCATTAATTGATTCTGTATTAAGTGGTTTTGTGGCACCATTCGCAACTTCTGAAAGTGTTGGTAATAAAAAAGAAAAACTTCTAAATGAGATTAATCGTATTAAAAAAAATATGATATAAAAAACCCCACCTTTCGATGGGGATAACCAAATTACTTAGTTTTTACCGTGTCTACTTTGTTTGTAGCAGTTGAGTCAACAACTTCACTTGTTGTACTTACACTGTCAGTTGCAGGAACTTCGTTTGAAGTTGCTCCACCTCCGCATGATGCTAACAAAACAATAAGACCACCAAAAATTAACTTTTTCATATTATTTATTGTTTTAGATACAATAAATATAGGTTTAATGTTTATAAATCAATAACCAATTAATTAATTTTTATTAAATTAATATAGAAACCAATATTTCCGAAATGACTGTTTCGGAACTTTTTTATTTTTTTTTTCTTAAAGTACTTGTCAGAAAGAAAAAAATGTTTAACTTTGTAAAACAAATCAGAAATAACTGATAACGTTCTTTTAAATAATTTAGTATTAACTTTTAAAAACTCGAAAAATGAGTGAAGGGACACAAGTTCTTGATAACTTGATTTTTTCCTACATTGGAAAAAACGGTGTTAGGTACCACACCCCAAATCCAAATTTAGCACAGGCACGTGCTAATTTTTACGAGACATACACTGTCTACGTAACTAAAGTGGAAGAGGTAGAGGGAAAATGAAAAAAGTTAACAAAGTACTTGACAATTAAAAAAAATTGTTTAACTTTGTAAAACCTTTCAGATAAAGGTTGGAATTACCGTAAAACAAAGGTCTCCTAAATCTGAAAAAAAAAGTAGAGAAAAATTTGGAAGTTTAAAAAATTGTTCTTAACTTTGTAAAACAAATCGGAAACGTCCGATAACGTTCTTTGAAATTTTAGATATCCATTCAGGAGTAGATTAAAATCTTAGGATTTGAAACTGAAACTGATAAAGATATTGGGCCGTATATAGTCCATAAAATAAACCTCGAAAGGGGGATAAAGTGGAACCATCAGTGTTAGTGGTTCTGCGGTTTGGGAAACCGAACTCGAGTATACAAGTGGGATATCAGTGAGCCTGTAGTACCGAGGATAACTTCGTAGGGAAATGGAAAACTGAATAGGCAATGTGGATTGTCTGTTTGAGGTGGGAACACCAATAAGAATAACCCATAGGAATCAAGTGAGAAATGTATTTCCAAATACATGATTGCGGGTTCCAATATGAGAGGTGACTTAAAACCGAAGGGGTAATACCTGAAGGTAAGATAGAGAACGAGTGGTGTCGCTACTATCCTTACCACAGACCCACCAAGGTCTTGGTACGAAGTAATCTTAAAATATGGAGGTAGGGATATCTCACGGAGTAGTATAGTATTCTGTTTCTCAAAAGGAAATGGAGCTTAAGGTGGACCACTACTTCGATTCATCCACGACACAAAAACTTTACTATTATTGAAGTAACATTTAAGAACATAAAGGAAAAGTGTCCATCAGGTTTTGGTGAAAGGTGACTACATAGTAATGAGCCGTTCATTGCACACAAGGACCCCAAGTCTGAGTGTAGTTTTACCAAAGACCTCTAGTCCCGCAAGGATTTATTGGGGAGGCATCCTCGAAGAGAGTTGAGTAATAAGAGAGTAACCAAAATCTCAAGGAGTGGTAAACCTAAAAGACCGTCACTGAGGAATACTTCTTAAAAGGAAGTGGATAAGAGTAGAAACAATAATGACTCTAAAGGTTCTCAATTAACAGGTGTAATCTCAGCCTTTTTTTAGCTATACATTGTTAAACGTAAAAAGGTAGTTCGTTAGTTTAAAAATGATATATTTATATATATGAAATATACAATTTACAAAATTACAAATACGTTAAATAACAAAATTTACATAGGTAAGCACCAAACAGAAAATATTAATGATAGTTATTTTGGTTCTGGTGTTTTATTAGAGAAAGCAATAAAGAAATACGGTAAAAAATTTTTCACTAAAGAAATTTTGTTCATATTCAATACCGAGAATGAAATGGATTTAAAAGAACGAGAGATAGTTACCGAAGAATTCATTAAAAGGAAAGATACATATAATAAATCCTTGGGGGGTGAAGGAGGTTCTAATTTCAAAGGAAAAAAACATACTAATGAAACTAAACAAAAATTATCAGATATTAGTAAAGGTAGAATTTTTTCTGAAGAAACAAGAAATAAAATTTCTGAAGGAAATAGAAAAAGAGTTCTTAGTGAAAGTACAAAACTAAAACTTTCCGAAAAGGCGAAATTAAGATTTCAAAATGAAGAAACGAGAAAAAAACATTCTGAAATAATGAAACAGTATTATACAAAAAATATCGTGGTGGTTTCCAGCTCGGTCTCATAAGCCGAATACGGGGGTTCGAGTCCCTCACCCGCTACTAAGTGACTCCAAACAAATGATAGGTCGGTAATTAACGATATCCCGTGAAGTTATGAGTATAAACTAACCTTCAAAATTCTCGTAAAGGTTTTTGGTGATTGTTCTGTAGTTGATAACGACCAATTTTAATCCTTAAAAATTAATAAAAAATGAATTCTACCTTGAGGTGTCAATCCAAAGACTGAAGAAGTTTGAGAAAAAAATTGGTAAGGGACCTCTTTTTAGATGTGGGTACTATGATAACCACAGTGTTTAGGTCTTAAAACGGAAAACACATAAAACAAATAGTCGTGAATACTAGTCACCACCCAACGTCACAGGGTTCTGTAGTTGTCTCACTAACAACTCGGTAGGTTTAGATTCCTAGGACAAACAAGAGGGAAGAACTAACGTAATGTTAAATTCTTCCCTCTTTTTTTTATTTTATATTAATTCATAAGGTAGACTTGCTCATTCAAAACATTATTGTGACAACTTTTAAATCTTAGTTTTTGTATTTATTATTATGAGAAATATTTTAGCACTTTTAACCTACCTAATTAGTTTTGTCGGTTTCGGACAATACTGTCCATATTTAGGTCCTGACCAATTATTACCTTGCGGGTCCAACTCAACAACACTTACCGCGGACTTAACCCAATGTGGAGTTGGGGGTATTAATCCAAATCAAACAACAAATTATAATGTAACAAATATACCTTACGTTGCTCAAGTAAATAACGGTACTAATTTAACAATGACCGATGATTCCCAACAGGGTCCGTTTAATATAGGTTTTAATTTTTGTTTTTTTGGTACGACGTATACTCAATTTTGGATAGGGTCTAACGGATGGATATCTTTTTCGCCAAACCAACCAACAACATTTACTTCTCAATCAATACCAACAACTAATGGCTTAGTACCAAAAAATTGTATAATGGGTCCTTGGCAAGATTGGCACCCTGGAATTGGTGGTCAAATAAAATACCAAGTTCAAGGAGTTGCACCTTGTCGTAAATTAATTGTTAGTTGGGTTAATATGCCAATGTATTCATGTACTTCTAATCTTGGTACGTTTCACATTATAATTTATGAAACAACTAATATCATAGAAAATCACATTCAAAGTAAACCTGCATGTCTACAATGGCAAAATGGAACTTCTGTTGAGGGTATCCATAATTTAGCAGGTACAATTGGGATAACAGTACCAGGAAGAAACTCAACCGCTTGGGTTGCACAAAATGATTCTTGGAGATGGACACCTTCAGGACCTGTAGTGACTCCGACATTAACTTGGTATCAGGTTGGTAATCCTATACCAATAGGGACGGGTCCATCAATAACGGTTAACCCACCTGCCGCGGGAGCGAGTTACACCTGTCATTTTGTATATCCGACATGTAATGCAGGATGGGTAACATGTAATGGTTCACTTGGTTTAGGTCCTGATACTGTATTAGTTGTTCCTGGTCCACCTAATTTACCTTTACCAACCATAATATCTAATGAACCAACTTGTAACGGGTATTGTGATGGTAGTCTTATAATAACTCCGAATGGAGGTAATGGAGCTCAAACAATTTCATGGAATGGACCCCAATCTGGATTCAATCCAAACAACCTATGTTCAGGGAATTATGTTTTTACTTTAACAGATGCTTTAGGGTGTACAATAACAAGTAACGTTACATTAATGGACCCTCCACCACTAATTATAAACCCTATTGTTGGTGAGGATACTATATGTATTAATTCTATTAGTGATTTTTATAACACAACAAATTTAATTACGGGTTTAAATTATGTTTGGTCAACAACCAACGGAATTATTAATAACGGACAAGGAACAAATCAGATTACTGTTGACGTTAATGGTACCCAATCAGGTTTTTACAATAACATGATAACTGTATACGGTATTGACGGAAACGGATGTCAGTCTCAAACAGAACTAATCGATATAACTATTTTTAATCTTACACCTTTTATAAATCCTGTCGGTCCATTCTGTTCTTATGACGAATTTGTTACTTTAGAATCATCACCTATTGGTGGTTATTATACAGGAAATGGTGTTATAAATAATGATTTTTTTCCCATAAATGCGGTTGGTAATAATCTTATAACGTATACTTACACACAAAGTGGATGTTTGTTTACAACAACCGAGACAATTATTGTTTACCCACAACCGATAATTGAAACCTTAACACCGTCAAACCCATTTTTTGAAGTTTGTATGGGAGATTCGGTTAACATCAATTTTGAATTGACATCAAATCCTCAAGGAATTAATCAATGGTCATTTATTGATAGTATTTATAATACCCAAGCATACAATCAAACTTTTAGTAGTGAAGGAACTTATATAATTTCAGTTACCACAACAACAAACGGATGTATTTCTAACCCAGAACAAACTACAGTTATTATTGACGAATGCCCTGAAGAGTTGATATATATACCAAACTCATTCACACCTGATGGAGATGAACATAACAATATATGGAAACCTGTATTTACATCAGGACTTGACCCATATGATTTTAGAATGGAAATCTATAATAGATGGGGAGAATTAATATGGGTTAGTGAAAACCCTTTAGTTGGGTGGGACGGTACTTTTAATGGTAACTACTGTCAAGACGGTGTCTACTTATGGAAGTTAGAATTTGGTATACCCGAAAATGACGGAAGAAAAAAAATGTTTGGACATTTAACAACTTTTAGATAAAACAATAAACCCCATCCTGAAAAGGTGGGGTTTTTTAATTGGTGGAGGTATGCGGAGTCGAACCGCGTCCTGCTCACATTACCTACTAAGGACTACACGCTTAGGTCAACATTTGAGCTAATGTTCCGAAATTTCACAATTCCCTTATTTTTAAAGTGGTTCGGTTTACTGAGAACTAATCCTCCACTTGTTCCTTTTCGGGTAGAAACCACACCTTTGTAAAGACTTCTGTTCCTGGGTTATATGTCCACCGACCCGAAGGTTTCGCTTAATCTGATTAAGCTACCGCCACTTCCTCAGTACGAACAAGTCCTACTGCAGAAAGTTTGTTGATAACGTTGCCGTTTATCGATTTTGAACCATTTTAACAAGGTTAGATTCATCCTTGACGTGCCCCGAGTAACTAACTATGACAGTCAATTTCCAAGGTTACCCCCATATGTTAAAGAACTTTTGTTTTACAAATATACAAAAAAAATCCTTATTATCAAATTTTTCAATATTTATTTGTATAAATATGTCAGAACAGGAAGAACTAAAAAATGATGCCTATAAAGGTAGTAAAATCTTATATGAAGATGATAATATTATCTTCCTGAAATGTCTTTCCTATGAATCCGCAAAATATTTTGGACCTCCATTCTTATGGAAAAAATGGAACACTCATAAATACGGTGACACTTTTATAGTTGTTGATAAAAAAGGTAACGATTGGTCCCCGACAAAATCTTATGTTATTAGTGTTAGTGATTATGGTACACATTATTTAGATGATGAAGACCAAGAAATTAAAACATCAACTTTTTTTCATTGGTTCCCACAAATAGAAAACCTTGTTTATAAAACAATTCCAGCACAAAATATTTACCAAATTTTAAAAAAAATAAAAAATGGTGAAGAATACTCAAGTCACACATTAAATAGGTATGATGATTTAATTAGTGGTTTTCGTTTTAATAAAAATTCACCTGGTAAAAGTATGGTACAATTAACATTTGACTATAATGAAGATTATTTTAAATTATTTGACTTGGGTGAAGGTGATATTTGGTTTTTAAGAAATTTGTTTTCTTATTATGATAGTGATATGGGATTTTACCAATCTGATTATGCCTACGAAGATTGGGGGAATGGTTATTTATTGTATGAATTTAACGAAGAAAATAGACGTAAAGTTTTGGAGATAATGTCATTTTTTAACCCAAATTTAAATAAAATGGAGGACTCAACAAACCCTCAAATTGCCAAATTACTAATTGGTACATTCCAAAGACAAACTGAAAATATTGTTGATGATTACCAATCAGAAAAAGAATCGTGTATGTCAAGAACCGCTCAAAAAGAAATAACTGATGACTTAAAAGATAAGTTTACTAATTATGGTATTTTTGAAAAAAATATGTTTAATAAATATGTGACAACGGTCAATGTTTTATTATCTCTTTATAAGAAATATGGAGACCACGATTTAACAATACAGGAATTAATGAGTAAATTAGCTCATGAGTTTAGTGTTGGTCCTTATGAAGAATATATGTACGAGTATGGTTGTGATGATTTTGATAGTGAATCATTTAATAATTACGTATCAGGTCAACTAGATAAAATATTAGAAGAAATTGAGGAGAGCGACAGATTTAGTAATTTAGAAGAATTTAAAAAGGTTAGTAGCGAAGTCCGTAAAAATTACGACTTTGATAAATGGTACTCAACCCCAAAAGATAAATCCTTAAAATTCAATATTAGGTTTATAGACCCATTCACAAATAAAATTACAATAGTCACTCAAAGACAATTCGAATCCACTCAAAACAGGAATCTAACTCTTGATGAGTTTAATTCTTTTTTATATAATTTGGAATTATTTGAAAGAAAATTTTTGAAATCCCGAAAAAAGTTGTAACTTTGTAATATGCAAAGAGATTACGAATTATTAAAGAGTGTTTTGTCCGTTCCATCTAAAACGTATCAAGAAGAACGTATGATTAAATTCCTAACCGAATGGTTAACGGAAAACAACTTCCCATTTTTTGTTGATAAAATGAACAACATCTATGTTACAAAACAAACAGATGAAAATATTGAGTATTTTCCTTGTGTAGTTGCACATACGGATACCGTTCATAATATTGACACGATTAATATACGTGAAGGTAATTTACCAAACGCTCAGAATGTTTTAAAACCCGCATTAAAGGCTTATAACAATGAAGGATTACCAACAGGTATTGGTGGTGATGACAAATGTGGTATATACGCTTGTTTAGAATTGTTAAAAGAAATACCGAATCTAAAAGCGGCTTTCTTTGTGTCTGAAGAAACAGGTTGCCATGGCTCAAGAAATGCCGATAAAGAATTCTTTGGTAATGTTGGTTACGTTATTGAATTTGATGCTCCTGGTAATTGGATGGTTAGCGAATATTGTATGGGAGTCCAATTATTTGAACGTGGTACCGAATTTTTTAAATCTTGTAATGAGGCTTTAACTGAGGGGTTCGAAAATCGACAAAAATACCAAGCACACCCGTATACTGATGTTTACGCTTTAAAACAGTTATTTGATTTTGCTTGTATCAATTTCTCTATTGGTTATTACAATTATCACACCCCTAATGAATATGTTGTTATTGAGGATGTTTACAGTGGTATCGAAACGGGTAAAAAAATGATTGAGAGGTTAGGTAACACTAAACACACTTTCATTCCGAAACGAAAACAACAACAAACATTGTTTGGATAAAAAAAAGGGGGATTATTCATCCCCTTTTTTCTTTCTACCCTTTTTAACAGGTACTGTCTTTATTTTGATTTCTTTTTCTTCTACGTATAGAATATATTTTGTTTGTTCATTTATATTACCTTTTAATACTTCTTCGGAAATAAAGTCCTCAATCTTATCTTGTATTGCTCTTTTAATAGGTCTTGCCCCGTAAGTTTCATCAAACCCAACTTCAGAGATTAAATCTAAAATAGTATCATCATAAGTAATCTGATATTTCAGATTAACCAACCTTTCAAATAATTTATCAAGTTCCAATTTAACTATCGATTTAACTTCATCCTTTTTAAGAGAATTAAAGATAACTATTTCATCAATCCTGTTTAAGAATTCAGGTGCAAAAAACTTCTGTAATTCCTTCTTCAACAAGTCTCGTTTATATTCCTCCTCAATATATGTATTGTTATTACTTTTAAATCCGACACCAGAACCAAAATCCTGTAATTTTTTAACTCCCAAATTAGATGTCATAATGATGACACAATTTTTAAAATTAATCTTTCTACCAAGACCATCAGTAATATGACCATCATCTAAAACTTGTAATAGTGATGAAAAAATATCTTTATTCGCCTTTTCAATCTCATCAAATAAAATAACAGAGTACGGTTTATTTTTAACTTGTTCAGTTAGTTGTCCACCTTCATCATAACCTACATATCCTGGAGGTGCCCCGATTAATCTTGAAATCGTATGTTTCTCTTGAAACTCCGACATGTCAACTCGAATTAAATTTTCTTCACTACCAAATATTTCTTTTGCTAATTGTTTTGCCAAATATGTTTTACCAACACCTGTGGACCCTAAGAAAATAAAAGAACCTATCGGTTTATTAGGGTCTTTAATACCTAATCTATTTCTTCTGATTGATTTTGCAATTTTAGAAACCGCTTCAGATTGACCAATAACTTTATTACCTAAACTCTCTTCTAATTTAGTCAATGATTGAGTCTCATCAGAATTTAATTTTGAAATCGGAATTTTAGTCATGTTTGAAACTACTTCATAAACTAATTCGAGACTAACTTCTCGTTTTTGGTTTTGTAATTCAGATTCAAATTTTTTCTTTTCGGAGTCTAATTTATCTAAAATTCGTCTTTCTTTATCTCTTAAATTTGCAGCCTCTTCGTAGTTTTGTTTTTTTACAACTTCAATTTTTTCTAATTTAATATCCTGAGCTTGTAATTTTAATTTTTCAATAATTTCAGGCATTTTTATATCAACTTGACTTCTTGCGCCAACCTCATCTATAATATCAAACGCTTTATCTGGAAATTCCCTATCTGTGATATACCGTTCAGCCAAATCAACACATAAGTTAAGTATTTCATCAGTATATGAGACTTTATGGTATGTCTCGTACTTGTCTTTTGCATGTTTTAAAATCTCTAAAGTTTCTTGTTTTGTTGCAGAATCAACAATTACTTTTTGAAATCTCCTTTCTAATGCTCCGTCCTTCTCGAAATTTTTTCGATATTCATCAAGTGTTGTGGCACCAATACATTGTATTTCACCTCTCGCTAATGCGGGTTTAAATATATTTGACGCATCCAAGGAACCTGAAGAATTACCAGCACCAACTATTGTATGAATTTCATCTATGAATACAATAATATTTGAATTGTTTTGAAGTTCATCAATTATTACTTTCATTCTTTCCTCAAACTGACCTCGGTATTTTGTACCTGCAACAATTGAGGTCATATCTAATGATACAATTCTTTTATCAGTTAAGTTTCTTGGACATTCCCCATTGAATATCTTAATAGCTAATCCTTCGGCAATTGCAGTTTTACCACAACCTGGTTCGCCAATAATGATTGGGTTATTCTTTTTTCTTCTTGAAAGAATTTGTGCAATTCTTGTTATCTCACGTTCTCTACCAATTACAGGGTCTAATTTACCTTCTTCCGCTAACTTTATTAAATCTCTACTAAAATTGTCCAAAACAGGTGTCGGGGAATTCTCGTTACCTTTACCTTTGTTTTGGTTACTACCATCCTTAGATTCTATCATACTAATACGTTTTCAAAAAATATAATATTTAATTTACTATTTTCAACTCAATTAAAATATATTTATGAATATGAGTATAAGGAAACATTATAGTAAATACGTTGAAACTTTAAAAGCCGATAATGACTTATTGGAGACTTATAGAGATTTAAGAAGAGCGTTTCAAAGAGAAGGGTGGACAGAGAAAGATTTACAAAATCCTCCTTATTATCCAAACGATATCATGAGAAATTTTCAAAATTTTAGTATCCTAAGAGATAAATTATTTTCTGAGTTAAGAAGTTTCTTTGATATTGACCATAATGAATTTGTAGATTATCTTCAAGATAAACTTAAAATAATAAATTTAGAAATACCATTAGAAGATGGCAATATTGAAAGAGGAAATCAAGGGGACGAAGATTATTAATGAAGTCCAATCATCAAATTTAGTTAAGACTGAATATGATACCGAAACAAAAAAATTGGTTGTTGAATTTAAAAACGGCTCTAAATACGAGTATGATGAAGTACCTCATCAAATTTATACTCAATTTAGATTATCCGAGTCACAAGGTAAATTTTTTACAAGCAAAATTTCAAAAACCTTTAAATACAAAAAATTATGATATTTATGGGTAATGAGCAATTTACAATCTATCTTAAAAAGTTTTAATTTAAAAGACAATCTTAACCCAAAGATATGGGTTAATCCAAAATCTTCAAATACAAAAATGGTCCCTAAAGTTAGAGAGACCCTGTTAGAGATTGCTAATGATTTTATAGAATTTTTAGATGTTGATATTATAGTGTCTGATGTTGTAATGACAGGTTCATTGGCCAATTATAATTGGTCTAACTATTCTGATGTCGACATCCACATAATTGTTGATTTTAGTCAATTTCCTGAAAATGTAAAAACTTTATACGAAGAGTTGTTCTACTTAAAAAAAGCAATTTACGGTAATAAACAAAATATTAAAATTTTTGGGTATGACGTTGAGCTTTATGTTGAGGATGAGAATATTGAAAAGGATGTAAAGAACATTGCAATCTACTCAATATTATATGATGAATGGAAAAGTTCACCTAAAAAAGATTTAGTTAATATTAATAAAACCAATGTAACTGAAAAAGCTAAACAATGGATGAGAATAATCGATGGTGTTGCGGAAAACATACAAGACGAGGATATTGACACCGCAAAATCATTAATCAAAAAATACGTTAATAAAATCAGAAAATATAGAGAATGTGGTTTAGAGTCTGGTGGGGAATATTCTGATGAAAATCTTGTATTTAAAATATTGAGAAGAAATGGTTACCTTGAGAAAATTAAAAGTATGAAAAATAAATTGGTCGATAAAAGATTATCCTTAAAAGAAGCGACGACAACCATCGGTGGTAAATTTAAAGTAGACATTGAAAATGGTCCATCTAACCATGGTAAACGAGCCTTTGGTAATTGGCAATCGGATAATGCTTGGGATATATTCGCCCCTGCAGGTACTGTGGTTAATTCATATACTGAAGGTACCGTAATAAAAATAAGGGACACAGGTAAAAATTCAGGTAAAGTATTTGGTACACAAGTCTCAATAACAGGGACTAATGGATATCCTGATATTTTTTATACTCACCTGAAGAATGTAAAATTACAAAAGGGCGATAAAGTTAAAGTGGGTGATGTTATTGGGCTTATATCTGAATGGGTCGGTCATGATAATATGACTCACGTTCATATTGGATTACCAAGAGGAAAACATTTAAGAGATTTATTAAAGAATTCAGATAAAATATTTGTTGGTTCTGCAGGTGGAAGTGGAAAAACTGTTCCACCACCATCAGACGATTCTTTACCATTAAAAAGAGATAGTGAGATAGATAAAAAAATAGTAGATTCTGCAAATGAATTGATTAAAGATAATTCTGAGTTTGCTAATACTAAAAAAGAAAATGTTATCACAACTTTAGAAAATGCCGAAGAAGGAAAAAATAAAATTTTAAGTGAGTTTTATAAATTAGTACAATCTAAAAAAGAACTCAAAAATCTTAAAGGTGTTGAATCAACAATCCCTGTTGACAGAGGAGTTGAATTACTTCAAATAGCACTACAGTTTTTAGGGTTCCTATTACCTAAATGGGGTGTTGATGGTAAATTTGGAAATGAAACTGAAATAGCGGTTAAAGACTTCCAAAAGAAATACAAATTGGATGGGGATGGAACTATGTCAAGTGAAGACTTAACAAAATTATTTTCCATTTTAGTTTTAAAAGATTTTAACGATTCTAATATGTCATCAATTGAAAAAGATGAAGACCCAAATTTAACAAATGATTCTAAAGTGATGGGGAATGTTAAAATAGTTGGTAGTTATAATAGTTCACAAAAAAATATTATTTCATCATTAATTGATGAAATGAAAAGAGTGGGTATTACTGATTCTTACGCTCAAATAGGTATTTTATCGGTTATTGACAAAGAGAGTAATTTTAAAAGTTTTAAAGAAGTTGGTTATTGTGGGACTTCAGATAGTAGAATTGTTAGTATCTTTGGTAACAAAAGAGGTAACATGTGTAAATCTCTTAAATGTAATGACGCGAAATTTTTTGATTGTCTTTACGGATATAAATCAGGTTTAAGTTTAGGAAACGACCAACCTGGTGATGGATGGAAATATGTTGGTAGAGGTCTTAATGGTCTTACAGGTAAAGCAAATTATCGTAAATACGGTGGAATGGTTGGAGTGGATTTAGTATCTAATCCTGAGTTAATGGAAGACCCTAAAATTGCTGCTAAAGTTGCAATTACATATTTTACTAAAGGTAAATCAGCAAGTTCTCTCCCTAAATTTAAATCAAAAGAAGATTCAGTTAACTACTTTGCGGATTTAAATGCTGGTAGGAGGAACTCTTCATTTGGTAGAGGTGCTGCAATTGTGTCATCTAAAAAATTTGACGTAGATAATAATATCACCTAAATAAATCGATAATTAAGTTAAACGATATATTTATAAATAAAATAATTTAAACAAAAACAAAAATAAAATGGGAAATTTGAGACCAATTGGTAGTGAAAAACTACAAGGAATGGACAAAATAAATCGTATTTTACAAATAGCGAAATATAATGAGCATATCCCAACTCCAATCAATGAGAATAAATCTTTGGAGTATCAAAAAACATTATCAGATGGTAATACATATGTTATTGTAAAGGAGAATAATGGTTACATAATTAAAAAGGGGTTGAATGAATCGGTTGCTGATTATATGGAATCAATGAAAGATAGAAAATACTACCCATCATATTCTCAAGCTCTTAAGAGATTAAACATTATGGCCAAGGAAATTAATTCTTCTGAAGGTTATATTAAAAATATTTCTTTATTTGAAAGTGAGGATGATGTGGAAGAAAAATATTTTCTTAAGTTAGATGGTGGTGAAACTAATGAACAGGATGTTCCCGCTCCTGCTCCTGCACCCGCACCCGCTCCTGCACCCGCTCCTGCACCCGCTCCTGAAGCACCTGTAGATGCTGATATGGGAGGTGCTGATATGCCAGATGAAGAACCTGAAGATGACATGGATATGCCAGATGAAGAACCTGAAGATGATGAAGATGTTACGTTTAAAATGATTCAAAAACTAACAGGTAAATTGGCTCAAAAAATTAGAACTTTTATGGAAGACGAAGAAAATGAAATGTCTTCTAAAGATATTAAATATGTAATTAACTCCGTAGTTTCCGCAATTGATTTAGATTCATTAGAAGATGACGATTTAGATGAAATTATTTCTAAATTAGAAGGTGAAGAAGAAGGTGAAGAAGAAGGTGAAGAAGAAGGTGAAGAAGGTGGTGAACCAATGCCGTCACCTGAAATGCCGTCACCTGAAGTGGCTCCCGCACCTCCAGCGGCACCTGCGACGGGTGAAGTTGCCGAGTATGATGACTTAGACGATGGTAAAGAATTTGTTGATGATATTTTTAGTGAAGAGGAAGATTATGAAAATTACGGTAAAAATCGTGGTTATAGAGGTAAGAAACACAGGTTTACAGAACTTGGAGAAGATGAGTCAGGTGCGGTAGAAGGAATGATTGAAGGTTTATTTAGTGAGTCTAAAGTCGACAACATTTTGAAAAAATATTTTAGAGTTGATGAAAAGGAGAGAGTTATCTTAGAAGAAAAGAAAAAACAAAAAAGTGTTTTAGCTGAAAAAACAAATAAAAATATTGTTAGGATTAAAAATTTATCTGAGACAGTTGCTCAAGAGATATCATCAAGTAAGTTAATTAAAAAATACCCAAATTTAAAGTTTGTTGGAAAGTCACAACAAAATAATTTAATATTTGAGAATAATAGTAGAAGAATTAAAGTAACTCCTAAAGGAAGTATTTTATGAGTTATTTAATTTATGTAAATGAATTAGGTGCAAATTATAAAGGGGAAACAACTTATGAATTCATTTTCTCCGATAATTTGGAAAATGTATGGGGAGATTCTTGGGAATCAAAACCATCGAATGGTTACCCATCTCCACCCGATTTAGATTACATAGAAAAAGTTGGAGTTTTGAAGACAGATAAGACAACATTATCAGTTATTCAAAACTCTGATTACTTTTCAATGGTTGACGCAATTGATAGAGTTATAGCGTTGGCGTGGGAAGATGAAAACGAAACAACCAATTTTGACTTAGTTAAAAGATTGGTATTTAGTTTTGGTCAAACTGAAGACTCCGTAAAAGATAAATTATATGAACGAGATTTCGTTCTTGAATTTGAGAAGAAAGTGGTTTATGAAAAATAATAAAAAAATACTATCTTTGTTAAACCATGGGTTTAAAGGTTCGTTACTTAATACGCTAAACGAAGCTCAAATCAATTCAATGTATAGTAGATTAGTTGAAAATAAAAAAGAAACTAAAGAACAACAAATTGTAAACACTCAAACAATGGTTTTTGATTCTTCTAAAGAAGACCAAAAGGCTAAATTAAATCAAATGTTAAAAGACCCTTCTAAATTACAAGGTCAAAACATAGAAGTTAAAGAAGATGAAGAATCAGATATTAATTGGGGATTAACAGGTCATGACCAAGAACCAATTCAAAAAGGACCTACAGGTGACGGGGACCCAAATTCAATCCAAGAGAAAGAATTAATGGAAAAATTCGTATCTAAAAAACAACAAAAATATTTTTTTGCGAAATGTGGTGATGGAAAAACAAAAGAAGAAAAAAAATGGTGTAAAATGGCTGAAGAATTTGCGGAAAAAACAAATTTTAAAAAACTACCTAAAACTAAAAAGAAAGAAACCAAAGAAGAATTCACCATGAAAAATTATTTGGATAAAGTGGGTAGTGCTTATGCAAATAACATGAAAGGACAATTAAGTAAAATGGCAAAAGAAAGTATCAATAAAAAAGAGTTAGAAAAAGGTATTATGTCTTTGGTTGAAAAACATATTACACCTAAAATGAGTAAAAGGGATTTACTAAATTTGGTTTTTGAACAAGGAACTAAAGAAAAGGAGAGAACTAAGGAAAAAGAAAAAACTAAAAGCCCTGAACGTGATAATCCGTATGCTCCTAAACCTGGACCAAAGAAAAGTCCAAAAGCGGGAGATACCAAGATTGCACCTCCAATACCTAAAACACCTACAAAACCTGGTAAACCTGATACAAATACCCCATATAACCCTAAAGTTAAACCCGCACCAAAAGCTGACAAGGGAAAACTACCTAATTGGTTGACATTTGATGCTATTGGAATTAATCTAAAATAAGATGAGTGTTAATTATAAAATGGAAAAAATATTAAGAGCAAAAACTAATTTAGAAAAAAAATTAGTTAGAGAAGGTTTAACTTATAATGAGAAATCATTATTAAATGAAATCAAAAAAAGTTTAACTGAGGCACCCATAGATTATGAAGGTCCTGAAAGAATGGGTCAGGATGTTGAGAGAAAAATAACACAGAGAGAGACTCCATTTCATGGTCACCCCGCAATACCTCAAGAACAAAGAGATTTTATCGAGGTGATTGCATCAAAAAGATTTAAAGACTCAGTTGATAAAGTAAGAAGATTTTTAGGTAATACCCAACCTCTACAAGGACCAAACTCTTTTATGAACTTGATGATGATGGGTATGCAATCATTACAACAAATTTCATCTATTGAATCAAGAAATAAACAAAGACTTGAAGAATTAGCGGTTGAGTTGGTTAAAAAAGAAATGGGGATTCCTGAAGGAGCTTTACAATTCGACGCCGAATTAGTTAGTGGACCTATGAGTGCCGCTCAAGGGATGCAAACCCAATCACAAAATCCTTCTGAAGATGAGATTAAAGATGCTTTTAAAGAAGGTGAAGAACATACCGAAGATTTATTAAACTTTGTAGATGAGTTCGAAAAATTCAATTTAGAGAAAGCAAAAAGACGATTTATAAATTCTTTAATACAAGGTGCGGCGTTCAAGGGTGGACACATGTATGTCTTGGCGGCTGATGAAATAAACAATATTGACCCAAGATTATTACAGATGTATGGTGTTAACCAATCATTAATGGAACATCTATATTGGGTTTTCCCTGATATGGAAAATATGGCGGGTTCGGGAGGTGGACAATTAGGTCAAAGTGAAATTGATGATGAGACCGACCCACCAACAGTAAAGGCTAGGGCAGGTACTTTTCCGTTATTAATTCATGAATTGGTAAAAGGTGTTTATGAAGTATTTGGTACTCACGGATTACCTGATGACCCAAGACAACAAGAAATGGTTATGGGTTCTGAAGATACATTACCTGCTGAGATTTGGGATTCAAGATTAGGACCTATTTTTTGGGAAAAATTTGTTGCGACATACCCGATAGAATTATTCGAGGATGATATGAAACACATCCAACATTATCTATTTATGAGATTTTCTAAATTAGATGCGAATGAATTCTTTAGAGTTGCCAAACTTATATTACAAGGAGACCCTAAAGGACAACAATTCATTCAAAGGATGGTTGATGAAATAGTTTCAGAATTAAAAAAACAAGAATATGAAAGAAGTATGAATCAATATGACGATGACGATGATGATTATGACGATATCGACCTTTCACAATTAGGATTATAAAATACAAAACAACAAAAATAAACCCTCATTTATTAAATTAAGTGAGGGTTTTAATATTTATAGTAAAATAGTTTTATGAGTTTAACAAAAGAACAACTTCTTTTAGAGTATGTTAAGTGTATGAGAGATACTCCATACGCATTAAGAACCTATTTGCAAACATATGACAATACAGTATCAAAATATGTACCGTTAGAATTATTTCCAGACCAAGTAACATTACTTGAAGACTATGAGCAGTATAACGAAAATATCGCATTAAAGTACAGACAGGCAGGTGTATCAACAGTTACAGGTGCTTGGATTTCTAAAAAATTAGTTTTTGCTAAAAAAGAAAAACCTGAAAAGATTCTTATTATCGCTAACAAATTGGACACTTCTATTGAAATGGCAAATAAAATTAGAATGTTCGTTAGCCAATGGCCGTCTTGGACGGGTGTTGACATTGACCCTAATAAAAAATCAACTAAACATTACAAATTAACCAATGGGTGTGAGGTTAAGGCGGTTGCAACATCTAAAGACGCCTTACGAGGATTTACACCTACTGTACTTGTATTTGATGAGGCGGCTTTTATCGAAGCGGACAGTGATTTTTGGGCGGCTTGTATGGCCTCATTATCTACGGGAGGTAAAGTAATCGTAGTTTCCACACCTAACGGATACGACCCAATCTATTATGAAATTTATGACCAATCATTACGTAACATGAACGATTTTAAGATTACTGAAATGTATTGGTTTAGAGACCCAAGATATACCAAAGATTTATTCTTTATTAAAACTGAAAGTATAATACACTACTTATTAAATAAAGAAGAATATAATGAATCTGATTTTATAAAGTGGGAAGAAAAACCTTTTGAGAATAGGGATTATAAAGAAGTAAAAGAGTTAATGAATCAAGGTTATAAACCATGTTCTACTTGGTTTGAGAACATGGTCAAAAAACTTAAGTATGATAAGAGAAAAGTATCTCAAGAGTTAGAATGTAACTTTTTAGGTTCGGGTGATAACGTATTCGATTCTTTAATGTTACAAAAAATTAAAGAGAATTCTATTAAACCCCCGACAAACAAAATGATGGGTAATGCTTTATGGATATGGAAAGAACCCATTGTAGGTCACAAATATGTTATGGGAGTTGATGTATCAAGAGGAGATAGTGAAGATTTTAGTTGTTTCCAAATCATTGATTTTGATAATAGAGAACAAGTTGCAGAATACGTTGGTAAATTACCTCCTGACACAATGGCTGAGATATGTTATAAATGGGCCAACATGTATTCTTGTTTTGTGGTGATTGATATTACAGGTGGTATGGGTGTTTCTACCGCAAGGAAAATGCAAGAAATGGGTTATAAAAATTTATACGTTGATGGTATTGATGTTTCTAATAAATGGAAGTATGACCCTAAAGCATTAGAAAAAATCCCTGGAATAAATTTTAATAATAAACGTGTACAGATAATTGCTTCATTTGAGGAGGTAATGAGACATGAGTTTAAAATATACAGTTCCCGTTTATTTAACGAGATGAATACATTTGTATATATTAACGGAAGACCTGACCACCAAAAAGGTCATCACGATGACCTTATTATGGGTATTGCCATGGCAACCTATGTTGCTGAATCGTCATTTAGTAATTTAACAAAAGTAACTGAACATACTAAAGCAATGATTGATTCATGGTCGGTTAGTAATAATGAAAATGTATCACAACAAATAGCGTTTAATCCCGTGATACCGCATTACAATGAAAGAATATCACAATTTAATTCAGGTCATATACCAAGAGAAGAATATATGAAACACGCTTGGTTATTTGGTGGTAGACAATATTTATAATAAAATAAAACTATGGGTCTAACAAGTAGAAAAAGGTCGGGTAAAAAATTTAATGGAAGTAAGCTAAATGTTCCTGGTCAAGGAATTAGTTCTGTTAAACCTGGCGGTGATAATAAAATAAATCAACAAAAAGGTAGTGATAGTAAAGGTAATAATCAATAACTATTTATATTACTTCTGTTTGTGATTAAATTAATTATATGGAAAATAATAACAATAATCTAACGGTTTGGCAAAGGTTGTCCCATGCACTCGGACCCAATGCCTTATTGAATCAAGATTACCCAACGTACAAATTTGATAAAAAAGATTTATTAAAAACTACTTCAAAACAAGAATACGATAGAGAGTTATTACAAGCTCAACAAACTATGTATTTGTCGGGTCAATGGACCAAGATTGAAAGTAACTTATATACTCAGGCGGTCTATTACGAACCAACAAGGTTAGCATCATTTTATGATTATGAATCTATGGAATACACTCCTGAGATTTCAGCCGCGTTAGATATATACGGTGAAGAATCAACAACTGTTGACCAAAATGGTTATATGTTACAAATTTATTCGGAATCTAAACGTATTAAAGGAATATTAGCCGATTTATTTAACAATGTGTTAGATATTAATACTAATTTACCAATGTGGACAAGAAACACATGTAAATATGGTGATAATTTTGTTTACTTAAAATTAGATTCAGAAAAAGGTGTGGTTGGTTGTATGCAATTACCAAATATCGAAATTGAAAGACTAGAGAGAGGTATGCCTGCACAAGCAACAAGACAGAATATTGAGGAGCCTGCAGAGAATAAAGGTCTTAGATTTAAATGGAAAATTAAAGACATGGAATTTAATGCTTGGGAGATAGCACATTTTAGATTGTTAGGTGACGATAGAAAACTTCCATACGGAACATCTATGTTAGAAAAGGCAAGACGTATTTGGAAACAATTATTATTATCTGAAGACGCTATGTTAATTTATAGAACATCAAGAGCGCCTGAAAGAAGAGTATTTAAAGTTTTTGTCGGTAATATGGATGACAAAGACGTTGAGGCATACGTACAAAGAGTTGCCAATAAATTTAAAAGAAATCAAATAGTAGATGACAAAACAGGTAATGTTGATTTAAGATTTAATCAGATGGCCGTAGACCAAGATTATTTTATTCCTGTTCGTGACCCTGCACAAGCATCACCTATTGACACTTTACCTGGGGCTCAAAATTTAGCTGAAATTGCTGATATTGAATATATTCAGAAAAAATTATTAACCGCATTACGAGTACCTAAAGCGTTTTTAGGATTTGAAGAACCTGTTGGTGAAGGTAAAAATTTATCGTTACAAGATATTCGTTTTGCAAGAACTATTAATAGAATACAAAAATGTATGATTGCAGAATTAAATAAAATTGCGATTATACATTTATTTCTGTTAGGTTTTGAAGATGAGTTAGGTAATTTTACATTAGGATTAACTAACCCATCAACACAAGCTGATTTATTAAAAGTTGACGTTTGGAAAGAAAAAATATTATTATATAAAGACGCAGTAACCGCAATAGAAGGTATTGCTCCTGTATCAGTTTCATGGGCCAAAAAACATATTTTAGGTTTCTCAGATGAAGAAATAAAACTTGATTTACAACAACAAAGAATTGAAAAGGCCGTTGGTGCTGAATTAACTAATACTGCAACAATTATAAGTCACACAGGTTTATTTGATAATGTTGATAAACTTTATGGTTCCAAGTCAGGTGATACTGCGGGAGGAGGGGCCGCCCCACCACCTCCAGGCGGGGGGGATATGGGAGCACCTACACCACCTCCTGGACCTGAACCTGGCGGTGATGCGGGAGTAACCCCTGAATCATTAAATAGAGATAATTTAAAAATATTACTAGAATCTGATTCTTTAACTGACGATGGTTCCTACATAGATTTATCCAAAGCGAAAAATTCTTTGGGTGAAATTGAGGATAGATTGAATAAACTTTTAGGTGATTGATATTTATAATAAAAAATACAAGATGGTTAAGTTTGGATTATTAAAATCAAAGATAGAAAAAGTATTAGTTGAGTCGTACTCAAATGATACTTTTAAAGAAGAATTGAAAAGATTTAAAGTATATGTTTTAGAGAATAAAAACATTAGTAAATTATTTTATCTTTATGACGAATTAAATTATAAAAGAGGGTTAAATGATATCCTTGCAAATGATTATATAAATGAATGTATAACCATTTACGAAAACACAATTAATAAAGTTAAAGAAAAAGATATTTTAAGATTAAAAAATTGGGTAAGTAACGTCAATTCAAACAACGACTATCCTGAAATTGATAGTTTATTTTCCACTGATGTTTTAACAATTGAATCTAAAATAAAAAGTAAAAAAATAATTAAAGAATCGTTAACAAAACCAAAACCTATACAAAAAGAATATGTTCATCTACCATTAAGTACTATGGTTGGAATAGCAAATAAAACAATTTCTAGTTACGTTGAAAGTTTAAATGAATCTGAAAAGAAAGAATTAATTGATTTTTTAAACACTGACGATTCATCTCTAAATAATGATTTTAATGAGGTTAAAAATCAGGTAATTAATAAATTATCAAATCTTAAAAAAGGTTCCGATTCGGAAACATTATCCCGAATAAACGAAACTATCGAGAGAGTATCATCAGAAAAATGTAACAAGTTTACACTATTCAAACTGAAAAAACTAAAAGAAAATCTTTAATCTAAATTAGATTTAAATTTTTGTTGTACGTATTTAGCTTTTTGAAGTTCCTGTCTTTTTATAACTGATTTCTTTATAAAAGTTTTTCTATTATTTAATTCAGACATTTGTCTTATCTTAATAATTTTACTTTTGTATTGTTTTAGAGCTTTCTCTATTGAGTTTTTATTATCCACTTTAACTATTATCATATACTACATATATCTTAAAAATTTTCTTTTTTTGACTATTGATACAAATATACTTATTTTTTTGAAAAATAAACTTAAAAATATGGAATTTAATGAAAAAGGGGAAAACCTCAAAAATCGCAGGGTTCAGAACTGCCAAAGTTATTTATGGTACAGTGGACTCATTTAATCTAAGGTCACTGTATTTAAACATTCAAACATGGGTAGAACCAATTATAGACTCGGAAAATTGGAGTCGAGTCGTACAAAATCTAAGTAGAACAATAAAACATGTTGTGTTAGATTCATTAGATAAATCAATCTTTGATGATAAATTTATTGTTGATTTAGATTTAAGGTCGAGTGGGTTAACATTAGGAAAAAAATCATTTCTTAACCTTGAAATAAATTTATACTTAAAGGAAGAAGGTATTGATTTTAAATCAAATAGTTTAAGAGGTTCACTAAAAAAATTATCCCGAGACGTTTTCCAAAAAGGATTTTTAGAGAGTAGGTATTTCACCTATTATTTAAGCAAAAAAGATAAAGTAAAAGTATAAACTCAAATACTTCAATATTTATAATTAAAATTGACAATGAGTTTACAAATAATACAACCAGGCCAAGTAGGTAAAGGAATTCTTATCGAATATGACGCAGGATTTATTAATCCTAAAGATAAGTATAATTCTGAACTAATCAGAGAATCCAAAAATTTCATGGACCATACAAAACCTTTTGAATTTTATGCAGTATTACAAAAATATAATACACCAAATAGGAACGGTAGAATTTACCCTGAAAGGATTTTAAAAAGAGAAGCTGATAATTACAAAAAAATGATTGAAAAGGGGACATCATTATCTGAATTGAATCACCCTGAATCTTCTCTTATAGACTTAGATAGAGTATCTCATATTATAACTGATGTATGGTGGGATGGACCAATATTAATGGGTAAATTAAAATTACTTACAAGCCCAGGATTTCATGAAAGAGGTGTGTGTTCCACAAAAGGTGATTTAGCGGCAAACTATTTAAGACAAGGGGTAACTCTTGGTATTTCTTCTCGTGGGGTAGGTTCATTAAAAAAGGTTGGGGAACAAAATGAAGTGCAGGATGATTTTGAATTGATTTGTTTTGATTTAGTTTCGTCACCATCAACACCTGGGGCTTATTTATTTTTAAATCCTGAAGACAAAAATAATTTCGAGGAAAATCTTGATGAGGAGAAAAAAATGTCAATTGAAAGAAATGTTGGACAGTCAGGAAATAAATCACTTGACTTAATGAGAAAGTTATCCGATTATTTAGGATACTAAAAAAATTTATTTATGGACGAAAAATATTTCATTGCCCGAGTTACCATTGATATGGTAGATTCAGAATCAGGTAAAGTAAAAAAACAAAAAGAAGAAAAGTTAGTTAAGGGTTATAACCCAACTGATGTTGAAGCTAAAATTACTAAGGTGTTTGAGCATTATACACAAGATTGGCGAATAACCGCTATTGTTGAAAGTAAAATAGATGAGGTGATAGAATAATTAGATTTCAATAGTTTAATTAACATAGAAAAGGGGGTCAATAGACCTCCTTTTTGTTTTTTGTCAAAAATAGAAATATTTATGGAATATAAAAACTAATTGTTGAAACAGTTAAAAATAAAACTTTTTTAACAATTGGTAATATTTATTATAAAAATAAAAAACGCAAAATGGCAAAAGAAAAATCATTAGTAGAAGAAGCAATCATCCAAATGAAGAATTTGGAAGAGGCGGTTGCCGAAAATGCAAAAGGAATACTTGCATCAACGATGAAGCAAGAAATCAAAGATTTAGTAAAAGAATCTCTATCTGAACAAGATGAAGATGAGGTTGAAACAGATGTTGACATTGAAGATGACGCAGACATTGATATGGATGCCGAAGATGATATGGATACAGATAACGACTTAGGTGATGAAGACATTGACGTTGATGTAGATGCGGATTCTGAAGATGTAATTGACTTAACAGGTCAACCTAGTTCTGAAGTTCTTAAAGTGTTTCAATTACTTGGACCTGAAGACCAAATAGTGGTTACTAAAGACCCTAATGGGAACATAAACTTAAAAGATAACGAAACAAACAAAGAATATATGATAGTAGGTGAAAACATTGAAGAAGAAGATTATCTGAACGAATACTCTGAATTAGGTGATATGAATGAAGAAGATTGGTCGACAGATGGAATGAATAATGAAGATATCGATGCTCTTGTTGAAAGAGTTTTTGGTGTTGAAGATGAATATTCTGAAGATTCTGACTATGATGACACTTCTGACTTTGTTGGACTTGGTGGTATGGACGAAGGTGTTTACGCTGCCGTTCGCGAAGATTATGACGATGAAGCAAATATGGGTGCCTTAGATGAAGATGATTTCGATAGTATTGATATGAACAAAATGTACGGAGACGAAGGTGCTGACCAATTAGGTGAGGATAACGATGATATCGTTTACGAAATTGAATTTGATGGAGAAGAACCTGAACTTTCTGAACGGGGCCACTCTAGATATCGTGATTTAAAATACCATTTTGGTAGACGTGGTGAAGATGAAGATGAATATGACACTACGGATGACTATAAAGATGGAGATTATGATGAACTTGAAGAATGGTCTTGGGGTGGTGCTTTAGCAGGAGGAATATCAGGAGGATTAGGTATTGATGAAGATATGGAAGAACCTGTAATGGAAAGTAAAAAAATGTCACGTAAAATACCTGGAGTCGGAATGGGTAAACCTAAATTTTCTTATGATGGCAAACCTAACCAAAACTTACGTGTGAAAAAACAAGGTTACGGTGGTAAAGGAATTGGATTTGGAAACGCTAAAAAAGCATCTAAGTTTGACGCTGACAAAGATAATGGTCAAATGGATGGAGAATTTAGAGTTAAACCTAAAAAGTTTGAAGCAAAAGAAGCGGCACGTACATATGGTAATGGTTCTAAATCAGGAAGAGGGCTTAGAAAAGGAATCACTCCTAATAGAAACCTTACGTTTGAAAACGTTGACGCGAGAGAAATACAAATCCTTAGAGAAAAAAATGAAGAATACAGAAAAGCATTAAATATCTTCAGAAATAAATTGAATGAGGTTGCGGTGTTTAACTCAAACTTGGCTTACGCTACACGTTTGTTTACAGAACACTCAACGTCTAAACAAGAAAAAATAAATATATTAAGAAGATTTGATTCTGTAGAAACTATTAAAGAGTCTAAGAATTTATATCACCAAGTTAAGGATGAATTATCTGTGTCATCAAACCAATCACCAATCAACGAATCATTTGAAAGAGTAATTGAAAAAACTCCTTCTACAGGTTCAGCGGTTAACTTGATTGAGTCTAAGACATATGAAAATCCACAATTCTTAAGAATGAAAGACTTAATGTCAAAATTAAGATAATAAAAAATAAATAAACAAAAAAGCAAATAAAAAACCAAAAAAAATGGGAGCATTATTAGAATCAGGTCTTGTTGGTAACATCGGTCTTAAGCACCTTAAAGTTATCAAAGAAGATACAATTAACAAATGGGATAGATTAGGATTCCTAGAAGGTCTAAGAGGACATTTAAAAGAGAACGTAGCTCAGTTATATGAGAACCAAGCGTCTCACCTAATTAATGAGGCAACTTCTGACGGTTCTTCAGGTTCATTTGAAACTGTTGTTTTCCCAATCGTTAGACGTGTATTCTCTAAATTATTAGCTAACGACATCGTGTCTGTACAAGCTATGAACTTACCTATCGGTAAATTATTCTACTTCGTACCTAAAATCCAAGGGTATAAAGATGGTAGTTATGATGCGGCGACTTATTCAGGTGGTTCAGGAGAACATTACGGTCCTGTTGGAGCAGTAAACGGTTTAACTGCTGACCAAGCTAAAGCTGGTCAAGGTTATACTACAGGTACTGCGTCTAATTACAATCCTACTTACAAGAAAAATCTTTACGATTTATTCTATGAAGGTAATGAAGGTCAATTAGACCCTCCAGGATTATTTGATTACTCTAAAGGTCAGTGGTCGGCGATTACTGCAACTACAGACGTACAAGTTTGGAATGGTTCTAACTTAGTTGACGCTGATGGTCAATACAATGGCGAAAACGTAAGAAAAGTAATCGTTAAAATGTGTGGTTTTGCTAACACAGGTAATGGTAAATTAATCGGACCTGATGGAAATGAGTATGATACTGAATCATTCTTAGCAGACTTAAGAGTATTCGCTAACGAAAATTTCACAGATGATGATTCACCATGTAATGTTGTTTTTGCTGACGACGCTAAAACTATACCAAATTCTTTATTGTTCCGTGTAGTTACACAACAATATGGACAAGGAATTGTTTCTAATTTATCAACAAGAGCACAAGCATCTTGGCCTACAGAAGGAAATGGTGGATACTTTAATGATATTTGTACTCCTGATGGATGTATCTTTTTAGAAGTTGACCTTTCTTGTCCTGTATGTGCTAACTGTAACGCAACATCTTTAGATGGTTACACAGGTACTACAATCGATACATTAGGTCTTAATGACTTCACTGCAGTATTTAGACGTTACAAAGAACTTGAATTCGAAGACAAAATCGGTGAGGTTTCTTTCGACCTTGAGTCTGTAACAGTTTCTGTAACTGAAAGAAAATTAAGAGCACAATGGTCACCTGAATTGGCTCAAGACGTAGCGGCATTCCACAACATCGATGCTGAAGCTGAATTAACGGCTTTATTATCTGAACAAGTTGCGGCAGAAATCGACCGTGAAATCTTAAGAGACCTTAGAAAAGGTGCGGCTTGGAACTTACGTTGGGATTACAACGGATGGAGAAGAATCAACGCTACTACTGCGTATACACAAAAAGACTGGAACCAAACATTGATTACTGCAATCAACCAATTGTCAGCACAAATCCACAAATCTACTTTAAGAGGTGGAGCTAACTGGATTGTTGTATCTTCTGAGGTTTCTGCGATTTTTGATGATTTAGAATACTTCCACGTATCTAACGCGTCTCCTGAGCAAGACCAATACAACATGGGTATTGAAAGAGTTGGTACATTATCAGGTCGTTACCAAGTTTACCGTGACCCTTACTTCCCACCAAACCAAATCTTAATTGGTCACAAGGGAACGTCATTGTTAGACACAGGTTACATCTACGCACCGTATGTACCTCTACAATTAACACCTACAATGTATAACCCATTCAACTTTACACCTATCAAAGGTATTATGACAAGATACGCTAAGAAAATGGTTAACAACCGTTTCTATGGTAGAGTAACTGTTGATGGTATCCGTACATTCGACTTAAGAGAATTGAGATAATCAAAATCTTAAAAATAAGAAAAAGGTCAGATAAATCTGACCTTTTTTTTTGTTTGATAATTTAAATTGATACTTTGCTCATTTAACTAAAAATTAATAAAACTTATTAAGTGTTTATACTTATTATTAATTTAATTTAGAATATTTATAAATTACAATAATCTTAAAAAAAATAACTATGAAGTTTATATTAATGATATTAGTTTTTTTAATGTCATTTGTAACTGTAGGACAAGTATCAGGTAGGTATTCTTTCTCATCATCAAGTGGAACATATACACCAATAACAGGTGGTGTTAATTATGATAATTTTACCAATTGGAATAATACCGCGTATTCAGGAACATTACCTAATAGTACCGCAGGTTTTTTAGATGATAATGTATCATCCGCTTTATTACCTATAGGGTTTAATTTTTGAGGTGTATGAAGACGGGACAATGAAAAAAATAATTAGGTAAAGTGGGGAAACCCACTTTTCTTTTTAGATAATGAATTCTAAATGTTTTTTTTTAACTAATAAGATATTTATTTATAAACAATGTAATTATGAAAAAATTGTATTTTCTAAATGAAGAAGAAAAAGAAAGAATTTTAAAACTTCATAAGAGTGCCACAAGAAAACAATACATAACCGAAGACATGGATAATAGAATGTGTGAGGGATGTGGTAAATCAGATATGTATGAATATTCTGAATTAGATGAAGCTGATGCGGGAGCGGTAGCGACAGGACTTGCTTTAGGTGGTGTTGTGGGAGCCGCTTTGGCTTATGTTAATTCATCTGCAGGGTCTTATAATGGTGTTAAAAAAATATTTGACGCTTGTAATGCTTCAGGTATGGGTAAATCAACAATGAACGGAGGAACTCTCGATAGTATCTCAAAACAAGTGAGAACCGCAATTGATGGATGGGGTACCGATGAAGATGCTATTAAATCGGCATTAGGACAAATCGCAACAATTCCTGATTTATGTGCGGTTAATAAAAGATATGCTGAAAATTACCCTGGTAGTACATTATTAGGTGATTTAGATGGTGATATCGATAGTGATAGTGAATGGAATAAATATGTATACCAACCATTATTAGCAGCTAAAAGAAAATCAGAAGAACTTGGAGCAGGAAAATCTTCAGGAGGAGGTATGTTCGGAGCAATTTCAAGAAGTGCTAAAGCCGCGATGATTGCGTCTATGGTTAAATGGCAACCTTCGTGGGCTAAATATAAATGTATCCTTAACAATAAGGACGCTAAACCAGGTAAAATGTCTAATGGTAGTTATGCAATCACAATCGGTGGTTCTGTTTATTATGACAACGGAAGATATAAAGCTCCTGATGGTACTATGAAATCGTATACATGTCCTGGCTCAACAGTAACCCCAACAACCTCAAGTAAAACTTCTACATCAAGTAAAACCTCAACAACAGGTAAAACCGCAACTAAAACACCAAGTCCTGTGGCTCAATCCAATGTAAAACAAGTCCAAAAACTTGTTGGAGTTGCGGAAACAGGTGTGTTTGATGATGTGACTGCTAAGGCAGTTAGAACTAAATTAGGAATTTAATAAATTAAGAAAAATATAATCATGAAAAGATTAATTATAACTGAAGAAGAAAAAAGAAGTATTCTTTTAAAACACGGTAGTAAATCATTTTTAAATGAGGCTGCTAAAGACGATATTATGGCAATACAAAAATCTTTAGGTTTAACTGCGGATGGTGTGGCAGGACCTAAAACAATCTCATCTATTATCGCAAAATTAGGTGGAGGTTCATCAGCGGCGGCGACCAATAAAACCGCAACACCTACGACACCTGCAACACCAACAACCCCTACTACACCTACTACACCAACAACCCCTACTACACCTACTACACCAACAACCCCTACTACACCTACTACACCTGCCGCGGCTACCACTACAACATTCTCAGCGGCACCTGTTGCGGGGGCAACAACTTTAGAACAAGCTTGTGGTACAAGAAAAACTAATAAAGACTATAGACTTTGTAAAAAAGTATTTAACAAAACTACCAAATAATTATGAAAAATACTAATATACTTAAAGAAATAAATGAAATGAAATATCTCTTTGACTATAGGAGAGGTAAAGTTATTTCTGAACAAGAAAGTTCTGATGTGACAGATTTTGTGGTTGGTGGTAAACAAGAAGTTAGTGTTGGACCTAAAACTGTTGCTCCGACCGTATCAAGCACTCCTTCAACAACTACTAAAACAACTAGAAAAGCCACAGGTTTAGAAGTTCAAAAATTACTCAATACAAAATTTAGTGCTGGTTTAAAAGAGGATGGTAGAGTTGGTCCTTTAACTCTTGGTGCAATTATGAACGCTCTCGAGGGTTCATCAGGTTCATCTGCAGGAACCTCAACAGGAGTATCCACAACACCTACTACTACAGTAGCGGGTGGTTCAGTAACTTCAACAACTACGGTTGCTGGCTCAACAACACAAACTTCAACCGACGCAGCATCAGGAGGTGGTGGTATAGACCCTAATGTGGTGGGACAAGAATTTAATTTTGGTTAAAAAATAAAATATAGTATAATAAAAAGACCGACTACAAATCGGTCTTTTTTATTATATGTCATCTTCAGTTCCCTTCCCAACTTGTTCCCTACTTAATACTCTAATACATTTAGAAATAACTTCAGACTCACCAAGAGTAAAGGCACTCATATTATGACAATATTTAATCGCTTCAACCAAAAGATAAATTGCTCTGTCCTTATCCATAGTATCGAGTAATACCTCTAAATGATTTTCATCTTGTAGTTGTATATTATTAAATAATTTTCCGTATAATTTTTCTTCCATAATTTTAATTTAATGAACCGTTAACCTTTTCCAAAATTGTATGTAAGGAATAGTTTATTTGAGACTTAATTTGATTTTCTAAATCAATTCTTATTTTTTCTGTTTTATTATCATACATATTTGTTAATCTATCCCAATCCCTCTGTACTAATCTAACATCATAATGATATACATGATTAGTCATACTTACTCGTCTATCATCTAAAATAACAAATAAATCAAGAGTTGTATTTCTGATATAACGTTTACCTGATAGAGGAGCGATTAAAAACTTAGAATCGTCATGTCTAATTAAACCTCTACAAATACTAACACAAGTCCTTTCATTTTCCGACAATTCATCATCCTCAGACTTCATGAATTTATATTTTAATAATAATGACCACTTAACGTACAACCTTTTAAAAATTCTCCTCATAATTTTATTTTTTATATTCAATTAAGTATAGGATAAAATATTGATAAAAACAGGTCTTGTTAAAAGTTTTTACATTATTAAAATATTTATAGATATGGATGAATGGATTGACGTTAATAAATTACCAATAAATGAAGCAACGATGACTTCATTAACTGCAGGTGTTTATAACGGTCCACAAGAATTAGGTATAAAAAAATGGAAAAAATCCGAAATGGGTCCATTTTACGTAAGTTTAAAAAATGAACTTAATAAACTTAGTAAACAAAAAACTCTAAAGAATAATAAAGCTCGTGTAGTAGGAATGTGGGAAAAAGGTACTGATGGTACTTACGATGTTCCGACACATGATGTACACACTATTAATGAAGATTTAGCGGTTTGGTTTGGTACTAAAAAGAAACCAAAAGGTTCTTCACAACCAAAAGGTCCTTGGGTTAACATATGTCGTAAAGATAAGGACGGTAAACATCCTCCATGTGGAAGGCCTAATACTGATAAAGGTGCGTACCCTAAGTGTAGAGCGGCGGGTGTTGCGGGTAAAATGTCTGATTCACAAAAGAAAGCGGCGTGTCAACAAAAAAGAGCGGCTGAGAAAAAAGATACACAAAGTGGTAAAGGTCAAAAACCTGTGATGACATCATACAAACCAAAAAAGAAAAAGACTCTTGAGGAGTCTTTATCTAAAATTATTAATAGAGTTTTAAATAGTCTTTAACAAGTTAATAAAATTAGTCCACGTATTTAAATCGTTCTCATTTCTACCTATATTGGCGGAATAACAACATAATACAACATTTTCTTTAGTGTAACCTTTATTTCTATCTAACCTATCTAAAGAAGGTTGTTGGGGATGTTTCTTATAGTTTGATGGTATTAAAGGGACTTTAAACCAATAACACAAACCGTTTTGTTTTTCAAACATCTCATTAATATCACTAACCGTTAAAGTATTTTCTAAGTTACGATGTTTTGAATCATTTATTAAGGTATTTTGCCAAAGTCTTACTCTTCTTTCTTTTTGTTTAATACTCTCCTTGATTCTATGTTTAGGTTCTAATCTTTTTTTTCGTTTATATTCTCTTGTATCAATTAAAATACATTCTTTACATTTACTACCTCTTTGTGTTTTATAAAAATCATTTTCTGACTTTATTTTACCACATTTACTACATTGTTTATCCATACTAATAAATGTATGGGTAAACATTAAAATACAAAAAAAAAGAGACGTTTAGTCTCTTTTATTTTTTAACAATAAGGTGGTGAACATCTCTTTTTACCATCGAGACCTTTTATCTTTCCTTTACAAACTTGTACTCCATGTCCATTACTATATGCACTGGGAAATACGTCGTACCTCGCCTTGGCGGCCGCTTTACCACGAGCACATAATTTAGTACCCGTTTTCTTTCTACCTTCCATCATAACCATATCTTTATCATCTATATTCATAGATAATTCCATACCATCTTTTTTTGACTGATTCATTATAAAATCAAAAACTTGGTCTAAAGTATTTTTAGATTCTGCAATATGGTCTTGTGCCCAATCGTGACCATTCTCTAAAATAGATTCTACCATGTTACGGTCTAAATCTAATAGTAAATCACATTGTCTTCTCATTTGTTCTAAATTAGAAAAGAACATATATCTACTACTTTCGTACGCCTCTTCCCTTAAAACTTTTTTTATAAGTGTATTTAAATTTTTCATATATTAAGATATTTCACATATGCTTTATCTGCATATTTTATGAACTTTTCACCATATATTTTGGCTAATCTATCCATAATTAATTGGGGATTTTTTCTCATGTATCTTAAAATGTCAGCAGGGATTTGCTCATCATATTTACCAAATAAAGATTCAATCTCCTTTTCTCTTGGTTGCATTCTAACATTAGGTTCGACACTAAATTTAGAATTACCAATCTCGTCATCAAATTCTTCGTCAGATTCATTAATAACTCTTTTAATGATTCGATTTAAATCTGATTCCGTTAATCTTACTGTCTTTTTCATTGTTTATTAATTTGAACCTGAATGGTGTCTACGACCTTCCATCTTTTCATAATAACCCTCTTTAGAACCTTTCCAATCCCAAGGTAAGTCATTTTTAATATTATAATCTAATTGTTTGTCATCAACACCTTTAAGTTTTCTCATCAATTTTTTTATTAATGTTTCTTTTTCTTCTTCTTTGATGATTCTCTTAACAATATTATGTAAATCGTTTTCAGTTAATCTTATTATCTTTTTCATATTAATTATAATATCCGTTTATCCCCCCTAATTGTACGGCATCTAATTGCATTACAGTTCTTGTGTTACCAGACGCATCTATACCATCAGTCCATATTGGGTGTGGAGGAAAGACAGTTAAAGTATTCCCACTACAATCAAGTATACATAGAGGTTGTTCAGTGTTAGCGCTAAAAATTTCTTCGGCCATTTTATTTTTCGTTTACTATTTGAAACTTTATTTGTCTTTTATAGGTGTTCACCTCACCCGAACTCTCAACTTTTAAATCGATGAAATATTCGTTTGGTATTTTATCTCGAGTATCAAAAATAAAAAAGTACTCATTAGGTGTTCTGTTAACCATAGTCCATTGTTGTACCTCTACTTCAGTTTGACCTTCTCGAACATATACTCTATAATAAATATCAACTTTTTGTAATAATTTTTGAGTTGTAAAGGATTGTTTTACAATAACCCCAACTTTTCTGACATCACTATTTAAAATTTTCTCATCTTGTTTGATACCATAATAGTCAAACCCGTATAATTTAGGCTCTACCGAACTTGTTCCAATTTGTATTGAGTTTTTAAATGGATATAGAGTGAAGTCATTTAGTATTGGTGAAATAAAAAAACCGTTTAATTCTAAGTTGTACCATTTATCTGAAAAAGTACAAGGTGTTTTATAACCAACTAATGGAGGTACCACAACTTCATAGACACCATTGGTTCTTCTACATGTCGGTAGTCCCGTTAAAATTGGTGTTCCCGAATTATCTAATATATCTACTAATGGATTTGAGTCTAAGTTAATCGGATTACCATTTTCATAGAGGTATAGATATAATTTATTTACTTTACCTAAAGTGAAAAGATTCCTATCGTCATCAATTGAGTCATCATAATTAGTTTCTAAATGAGGTTCGTAAAACGTTTGAGTGTGTCTTGTAAAAAATTGTACTTCATAAGCATCTGATAAACCTGTTAAATTTTCTAATTCAGGTTTAAATGCGATTCCCCATCCCGCAACATTAATTAATGAACCATCGATTATAGAATTGATTTCGTTAGTCATATCAAAGGCAATATTTTCATTACCAAATTCAAAATGTTGGACATCAATAATGGTTAATGCACTAAAAGGTACATTCCCTAAATTTTTATTATTATAAATTCCTGGTTCTGACCAATCATCTATTGTTGTTCTTTGGTAAAAATTTGATGGTCTATTAGAATAATTTCTATCATAATCAATCTCGTATTGTAAGTCGGCAAAATCATACCCAACCCCTTCGTCCCATAATTGAGGTGTCGATGGGTCGTCATTAATATATGGTATTCTAAATAAAATTAAGTCAAATGAGGTAGCTCTTTGTCTTGATTGTGATGTTGTGGTATTTAATAACTCAGGGTTAAAAGTTGAGGTGTTTACCATTCGTAATGTATGTTTAACACCGTCACCTACACAATTTGTGTTTATTGTACCTTCATTTATTTTTTCTAAAAGAAGAGATAAATCCAAATCAAATATAAAACGACTATATCCATTTGGAAATGTTGAGCTTGCTAGTTCACCAAAGAATATTTCAGTAACAGGGTTTCTACCTGTATTGGTGTAACTATTGGAAATTATAGTATTGTTCCTGCTAAAATATGAATTATTTATTGACATCAATTACTTTATTAAATAAATATCAATTAATTCTGATATTTTGATTTAATATAGTATTTTCAGCATCTGCTAATAATTGGTCAATCTCAGTTGTACTCTGTAGATTACCCGCAGCTACGGGTACAGGTGGCATTGTTGCAATAGGATGTACGTGACCTTTTATAAATAACATTATTTTTCTTAACAATGTTATTAATTCATCTCCTCTAACTGTTGGGTAAGTTTGGTTTAATATAGTTTTGGTACCTTGACCGATAAAACTATCTTGCTCTACCCCGTATAACGAATTTAATAATTTGGTACTTTCATTACCTCTTGGTCCTTCAGAGTCTTGAGATATTAAATATAATCTTTGTGCCCCTAAAACCCCATAAGTAATAGCCGAACCCTCAAAATCAAATGGAGTAACTGTTGATGTAACAACTTCACTTTGTGGACCTAATAAGGCGTTACCATTTTTATTTTCTGAAACTAAAAAGAAACCGCTCGATACTTTACCAGGACTTAATTTTATTTTAGTGTAAAATTTAATATAGTTATTTAATTCTGCAATATCATTATTGGTTTCCGTCGGTGAAAATTTATTTCCTTTTTGAAAAGTTGCGATTGATGGGGTTGTAATAAATGGAAATTGGTCTGTAACAACATACGTTGGGTATGGGGATACATTGACGTTAGAGGTAAAAACACCATCAATATATTTGTTTATAATAAAGACTACCTCATCAAAACTTTTATTTGTAAAACGAATTTCATTTAACAATGTATAATCGGACCCTGGACTTAATTGAGTTATTGTTTTCGCTTTGAAGTTTTTAGTGTTAACCATATCAGAATTAGGTGTCACATTGTATACACCGACACTACCGTTAAAAACATTTTGAGTATTCTCAAGATTTTCAATATCCCAGATAACCATTTTTTTAACCACTTTAACAACCTCTTTTAAATTAACTCTAACTTCAGGTTCTAAATTTTTCTTAGTTCGACCAAAAATAGATAATTGTAAAAATGCTCTATTAGAATTACCTACAGGTGGAAAAGTACTTTTACTTAAAGGTTCAATTACCTTACCCGCCCTAATTAGTACTGTATCTTTTTTTACAATAACATCTGCACTACCTCTACCTAATAAACCGTTGTCTAAAGGTTCAGGAAAAATTCCATATGTTTTTGGTTTATCTCTATATGTACCATCAGGATTTCTTAAACTACGACCCTCTTTAATTTGGTCACCAGCCGCTAAATATTTCTTCGCACCCTCATTATACTCAAACGGGCTAGTTAGTGGTGATGAAAATGGTCCTTGTATGTAGAATTGATTTTCATATAAGAATTTTTTGTTCTGATAAATAATGTGAACATATTCTTTATTTTCAGGGACTTGGCTAATATAAAAAGGTAATAAAGGTAAGAACACAAAAGGGTCTTTTGATGTCCATTCATCACCTTCTTTAAATTCTACTGCTTTTTTAGCTGATTCGTAATCAACATATGGTGCAGGTATAACTCTAAGTCTACCCAGCATCATAGGGTCCTTGTTATCATAAACAGTCCCCTCAAAAATTATTTGATACTTATTTTGTTCGGTTATTTTCATTTTTTAATTCTTGAGTCGTATTCTTTTTTAACCGTATTATATGTTAATTCTAACTTATCTAAATGTTGTGTTAATTTAATAACCGTTTCTTTAGTAAGATTAAAATCTTCATTAATAAAGTCCATAACAAATTGTAAATCTTTATTTGAATGTGATTTAAAATCTTTAATTATCTTTAATACCTTTTCAGCGTCTTGTTTTTTACTCATATTACATTTTTTTACCAAATGAGGATGCAGGTACTGTGAGACCTGCAGGTGTTATTGCTAAGGCTCCAATCGCAACTTGTACTTTACCATTTTCAGATTCTTCTTTCGCCATGGCCTTCATTTGTGAAAATTTAGACAAAATATCTAAGTTAGGACTTCCATCAGGCATTGCACCTGTAGGAACACCTATTTTTTGTAGTTCTTCTATAGCCCCAATAAAGGCTCTAGATTCGGAATAACCATCTAATATTTGAGATGCAAATAGTAAAGGTAATGGTATTTGAATTCCCCATCCTGTACCCGCAATTTTTAACAACCATAAGATTTCATCGATGACACTCTTACACCTTCTCCAATCACTAATAAATTGAGCAACAGTTAACAATAACTGTATTAATTTTAAAATCATTGTAATTCTTTTATCACTTTGTTCTCTGGCAATATCAGTAATTACTTGTTGAATTAAATTTCTAATGTCCCGTTTAATTAATTCAAATAACTCTTTTACGAAAATGGCACCTACTTTAGAAACTAAATTGATGACGAATTCCTTGAATAGTTTTGCAAACTCTATGTAGCTTTTTACAAGGTCCACAATTTGATTACCAATCGATTTTAACATTATAAAAATCGGTAATAAAATTTTAGGTGATAAAAGTGAATACACAATCCCTTGAGCCATTAATTTTACAAAATTAAGGTCTAACGCCGCATCTATATTACCTTCGATGGCTAATCCTTGCCATTGAGGGTTATTACTAATTGATTGGGTAATTGCGTCTGCGGCATTAACTAAATCACTATCAGGAACAAATTGTAAATTTTCTAACGAATCAATAATGGCGTCAGCATCTATAGGAAGTTTTACATTACCACAATCCTGATACTCAACAACCCCATTTTTTAAATTATCAACTCTAAGGTCAATATTTCTTAAATCTATTTCAGTAAACTCGAAGAAGGAGTCATCAACTCCATCTAATTCAGCAATTTTAGCAATTCCACTAACATCAATTTCTTTTGTATTGTCAAAACAAAGACCTAAGATTCTTTGTAATATTAAAGCAAATTTACTAGCGTCGCCCGCTTGGTTAATTCCGATATTCGCTTTAATAGATATCGCCCCCGTTAAAGATTCTATGATGTAGGCAATCATAGTTGTGAAATCAACTATTTTTATTGTTTTATAATAATCGGCCAGAAACTCCCCAACTTTGTTAACATTATTAATTCTGTTATATAATGTTACCTTGAACCAAGGTCCTGTTTGTCCTAAATTATCCTGTTCTACATATTGTATATCAAATAAATCTTGACCTGATTTACCAACATAATTTTGTCCGTTATCAATTGAATATGGTTGTCCACTTTGTATTCTTAGATACAATTCTTTGTTCATTGAAAATGGGTAAGTTTGTATTTGAACAGGATTTTTTTCATACATAACTTTACCAGGAGATTCAACAGGGTCTTTAATTAATAACCCTCCAATATCTACTGAAGGTACTTTAATATATAAAACTTGAGCATCAAACGTTTGTTGTTGGTCACACCCAACCGCGGTTAAACACTCCTCTAATAAAATTTCTTGTATCTTGGGTTCGATGTTCTTTAACGTTTTTAGTAATAAGTTTTTAATATATTTAATAGAATTACTACCTTTACCCCCTGTTAAATTGTTAATATCTAAAAGTTGCTCAAGCTGATTCTTAACTTGTTTTTCAAAACTTTTGGTTTTTTTCTTTACATCATTTAATGATGAAGTAATATCAGATTTGGTTTTTTCAAACGACTCACCTGCCTTTTTTTTCGCCTTTTTATAATCAGACTTAAGTTCTGTATACGCCTTAGTCGCAGTGATTTTGTCCTGTGCTTTCTTATAATCAGCATTTAAATCTAATGACGCCATTTTATTTATTCATTTTATATGTGTCGTTTGGTTTAGAAATATCTTTCTCTAACAAGTTTTGTATTATATCACCATCGACATCTAAATCGGATATTGAGAACGATTCTTTATTAGAATTACTTTTTTCCCATATACTTGCTTGTAACTTAGAGAGTGAAAGTTTTTTCTCAACACAATCGTTTATTATTTTTTGTTGTTTTTCAATCACAGGACCAATAAGAGTCATGTCTTCAGGTTCCTTCATCATTGACAACATTTTATTCTGAATTCTAATAGCAGTGTTTCTTTGCTCAACTAATTCATTGTATATTTCTTGCATCAATGAAAGTATAGATTCTTTACTTAAATTAATTTCTTTTTTTTGAGGTCTTCCCATGTTTAATAAATATTTTTATTTACATTTTTTATTTAACCATTTTCTCAACTAAATCAAGATAAATTATTTTGTATTTTTTCATTGAACTTCTAATCTCTTTTGTTGTTAGATTAGTCATTTCTCTCAGTGAGAGTAAGATTATATTTTTATTGAATTTGTTGTTAGACGCACCTACAAAAATGTTTTCGTAATTATCGAAAATTTCGTAAAGTGCGTGACCTAGTTTAATCTCATTTTCATTTAAATTTTCTTCTTTTAAAAAAGTATCTAACTCGACTAAGAAATTTTGGATTACTTGGGCTGAATCGGGAGTGTCGTTTTCTATACTATACGAAAAATCTTCATTGTTTTCTAAATCAAAAGAAATGTCTTCATATGAAATTTTACGATTTATCTCTTTTTGGTCTTTTATTATCTGACCCATCAAATAATTCTTACAAATCGTCCCAAAATATGAGTAAGCCTTCTTTTCTTTAGAAGGTTTAAACTTATCAATTTTAGTCATTAAGAAAGAATGAGTGTCAATATGAATTTCATAAAAATCCATATCTTTACGGTATAATTTATATCTCCTAATAATAGAAGATATCATCTTATCCAAAGGTTTCCTTAAAAAGTCATTGTATATTTTATTTTTTTCTTCAAATGTCTCGGCTTGTAAAAATTCAATTACCGCCAACTCTTCACGTACATCAAAATAATTAGACTGTTTAGGTTTTCTACCTTTTCTTTTTAATTCTACATCAGTATTTCCCGATATATTTAAAGATTCAGTCATTTAAACTTCTTGAGCATCATATTTTATGGCTCTGTCATTGATAAAGAAATATTCTTTTTTGGCCGAATCAATCCAAAATCTAACTTCTTCTTCACTAAGTACGTTATCACCATTCTTATAATTCCAGAAAATAGACCCTTCTCTTAAATTTGTGTGTTTATAACCTATCTTAGGAATTGACATAATTCTTATAGAATTGTGAGTCATCCTTAAAAAGAATTCATACCCAAAAGTTAATTTGAATGATGGTTTTAATAACCCAAAATTTAAAAAAGAATCCTTTTTAATAACCATTCCTGAAATTTGAAAATTTTGATAAGTTTGTAATGTGTCATTAGTTAACACACCCATTTCAGAACTAATATTTAAAGCGAATGTTGCCTCATTAGTGAACCCTGCAAATTGACCTTTTTCATCTGTATCAACCACTATTGGTAGAAAAGACTCAACATCAGGGTACGATTCTGAATATTTTTTAACATTATTAAACCATATTTTTGAATACTCATCGTCAAATTCAAAAATTGAAATCCATTTTGAGTTAGCATTTCTAACCCCATAATTTACCTGTTCTGAAAAATTAGGTTCTTTTGTCCATAAAACTTTATTCACTTTTAAATCTGAAAAATCAAAAGAGTCCAAATATTCAACTAATTGAGTTTCATTAGTATGTACTATAACTAATTCATTTATTTTGGTTTTTTGTATTTTTAATGATTCGATTGCTTTTGTAAAGTATTCGTCAAAACCTCTAGCACCTGAAGATTTGATAGGTAATATTACTGATACGTCAAATTTTTCCATATTGTTTTTAATTTTAATTTTTTATTCTGCTGGTTGTAATTTAGATAATTGCTCTTCAAACGATATTTGACGAGATTTAAGATAGTAGTCAAATAATTTTACAGTATTCTTATTGAAATTTTCTTTAATCTGTAATTCCCCGACAGTTTTTTTCATACCATCAAATAGAGTTTCATTTAAATTATCCTCTAACCAATTTTGTAATACATCTGCAATAAAATCTACAATTTGGTTTTTATTGTTAATCCAAATACCATTATCTTCATTTAACCAATGAGGTAATAAATTAGGAACTAATCCTAAAACAGGTATACCTGATTTCATAGATTCGAGAGGGAATGTCCCATAGGAACTTGTCTCATCAATCCAAACAGAAAGGAAACAATCGTTAAGTGAATTTGCAAATTCTTTTTCACTCAATCCTCTCATATCTTTAAATGTAATCCATCTATACTGAGGAAATTTAATATAAAAAGTTTTAATTATATTTGCAGTGTCTCTTGGTTCTCTTGTATGAATAGCAATAATTGGTTTTGGTGGTAATGTTTGATTTTTAAAATTATCAGAAATAAAAGGTTCTAACACATCAATAGATAACCCTCTCATTACGTTTGTAATATATTCTTTTTGGAATTCTGAAGTAGTAATACATTTAAAAAATCCTAATTGGTTCCATGTCTGACCTGGTTGTAAAGTCTCTAACATATGGTCATACGCTTGACAAAGAACTATTTTACCACAAGGTAATTTAGTAATCTGACTCATTACAAATCCGTAAAGTTCAGGAATAACAATAAAGTCTTCAGGTGCGACTTGTAGATTCTGACCCTCAATAGGTTGATGAGGTAATCTATCCATATAATCCTGACCTAACCAATTAGCAACACCTGCGTAGTCAGACTTTTCATGTAGAATTATTGGGTTGTACCCATTATCTAATAAGGCAATACCCAAGTTATATATGTAGGATATAGATGCCTTTGCATTACCCTTAGTATCTTGTACTAATAGATAAATTTTAGATTTTTTGTTTTTTAAGTTCTCAATCGACTTTTCTAATTTTGTAATTTGTTCCTGATTCATATTAATATTTATTTAATAATTTTTTATTTAAAAGACTATTAAAAGCGATTTTAAACGGTATAGATAACTCATTATTTTTAATACCTAACGTTTCATCGACTTCCTCAATTTCGGTTAATAACACATCTGTTAATAATTTAACCATATCGTATTTAACAACACTAATATGGTTTTCTGCAGAACCCGAATAATCTTTCCGGGGTTTTGCGTTTGTATACTTCTCAATAGCATCTAAATCAAGATAGTAGTGTTCATTTAAAATTTTTAACATTATAAAAACTTTTTTAGTTCATCTTCCAATTCCTTTATAGTACTAATTGTGTTAGGATGGTCGATATGTTTATTATATTCAGTTTCGAATTTTATTAAAATTTTGTCTGAAGGATATTCTAATAATAATGATGGGTTGGATGTAAGTAAAATGTCTATTTGTTCCCACATTGATTTTATTGTATAATTACTATAAAAAAATACTCTTTCTAATTGACATCCGAATTTTGAAAGGAAGAATAGTGAAGCTGGCTTAGACCTACCGATTTCGTCTGAAACAACTATAAAATCATGGTTATCTCTAAGATTAACATACACATCGTTTAAATCATTAAAAGTTGTATATTCAGTAGACTGAGAGTGACCAAAAATCTCCATTGGGAATTCCTCATATAAAAATGAAAATAAATCATCAGGTTCTTTAAATTTAAAGTGTTCTCCTAAATTTAATGAAGTTACAGGTAGAATCATTTCATATTTAAAGTCTGACTCATCTTCTATCCCTTCTGTTTTTTGAATTAAGAATTTATCGTAGGTTTGTTCTATTTTACCAATCGTATTTCTTAATACACCATTAATTTCAATCCCTATTCTCATCTTCGTATTTTTCTAATATTTTAGCAATTAAAGGGTTTCGCACATTTTTAGCGTTTCTAAAATCGTAAACCCCGATATCATTAATATTTTGAAATTTCTGTAATGCGTCATATAAACCTGATTGTTTTTTATCTTTGTATCTATCTGTCTGTTCCAAATCCCCAGAAATAAAGAATTTACTATTAAAACCAATCCTTGTCATTAATAATTTAATTTGGTTAGGTGTTGCGTTTTGAGCTTCCTCAAAAACTAAGATTGAGTTGTCTATATTCATACCTCTCATGTAAGCGAGTGCAAACACTTCGATAATTTCAGCCTCTTTTAATTTTTCTCTAGCGTCTTTACCAATAATTTTATTTAATAAGTAATATGAAGGGAAAATATAAGGGTCTAACTTTTCTTCTAAATTTCCTGGTAACGAACCAAGTTTTTCTTCCGCTTCTACCGCAGGTCTAACAATTATTAGTTTTTCATATGAGTTATTCGGGTCAATTAATAAATCTACCGCCGCTTTCATTGCTATATAAGATTTACCAACACCTGCAGGTCCCGAACAAATTGTAATTTGATTTTCTTTTAAAATTTTATAATACTCTTCTTGATTTGGTGATAAAAATTTATTTTTTTGTTTTTTCTTAACTACCGAATTAATGAATTCTTTTCTTGAGAATGGTTTAACTTCAGAGTCCTCAGACAATGGAGGTTGTTTTTTTCTTTGAGTCATATTTTTAATTATATTTATAAAAATATATTTTATTTTTAACAAATGTGAATACGAAAATTATTTACGTATATATTACATAACAATTATGTGTTTCTTTATCTTTTCTAAATTATTAATAACAAAAGGTTGTAAGGATTGAAAATAGTCTGTTTGTACTTTTAAAAGGTTGTCACTGTCCTCATTTCTGGTTTGACTTTCTAAGTGATACGCAACTAAAGAACCGTCATAATAATTATCAAATCCTAATGTTACACATTTTAAATTCAACTCTACGTCCTCAAAACAACTAATATAATTTTCATTAAAATAACCACATTTCTCAAAAACATTTTTACGTATCATCAATAATGCCGCAGTAGAACCCACAACTTTTTTTACATTGGTTGTAAAATTGTAATACGATTTTAAATTAGAGTGTGTCACTTGGAAAGCTCTTTTTTTATCAATGAATGTGACAATACCATCATGTTGTATTGTGTTATCTTCATAATGAAGTCTTGCACCAACAGTACCAACCTTTTTATTGTCATTAAAAATTTTTAACATTCCGTATACAACGTTATTTAATAATTTAATATCGTTGTTTGAAAATAACAAATATTCATAATCACTTGAAATGTGATTTTTAACTATATCGTTATTTATCTGTGCAAAATTATAATAGTCATACTCGATTAGTTTTATATTACCCATTGGTAATATATTATTTTTAATCCATTCTTTTTCTTCTTTAGAAGACCCTGTATCACCAATAAAAATATCAAATAAATCACTATTACAGTTTTTATAAAATGATTCTACACAATTAAATAAAAGATTAGTTTTACCTTTAGTGACAATAACGATTCCCACTTTACCAATATTCTTGATTGTTTTTTCAGTTATTTCAGGTATATAAACATCATTAGGTTTTAAATCTATTGGTAAATTTTTACCCCACTTTTCTAAAAATTTATCTTTAGACTCAAAAAATTCTTGATTAGGTTGACCTATTGATTCGTGAGTAATTTCAAATGACGAAGTTACTCCTAGTTTAACGTTATCTAAATAATTTGGGATGCAAAAACCGTGGTCATAAAAATGAAATTTACCAAAGGATTGGTCAAATAAATGTTTTATTTTTGTTTTATCAAATGAAATAAATAATCCATCAACACTTACAACAGGAATTAAAAAAGGTAATTTGGGTGAATACTTACTTAAAAATTTTTTACCTCCTTTTGGATGGTGGTATACTTGACCAACCATTGTCTGTTGCATCCTTTCCCAATAAACACCTGATGAAGGGAAATAACAAGTACCTGCTTTTCCAATTATACCGAATTCGGGATTATTAGAAAAATCCTCAAGTAATTTAACGCCCCATCCTTTTTCTAATTTAATATCGTTATGACAACAAACAATAATGTCATACTTAGCTTCTTTGATTCCTTGATTGTAAACTTCAGATAGTGAATATTCATTATGATTTACATAAGGTAATACTTGTACCCACTGAAGTCCTGATGTTAGTATAAGATGGTCATTAAATTTATCATTATACTCTTTGTCTTTATGTGTTGAATAGATTATTGTTATCATAAATTTCGTCGAATTTATCTTTCATTTCATGAAAGAATGGTGTTATTAAAGTTTGATGTGGAAAATCAATATAGTTATCATCATTAAAAGTTGGTTTTGGTCCATGAAAATGTAAAATTTTAATGCCATTAAACGGACCCCAATAAGGTTTATAATTAAACCTATAGTTTAATCTTTCAATTGATTCATTATAAAACATTTTGTACGCGTCTTGGTCGTACACATTAAATTTACTTAAATTTAATTTAATAAATTCAACGAACTCATTATAGGTATCTTTTAAATACCTCCAATTAATCCACATTACGCCGCTATTCATATCCCAATGTTTACCAACTTTTGTAAATTCCCCAGCACACATAAATGTATTAGGTTTGTTATCTAAAATGTCAGAAATATCTGACATAAACATAACATCATTATCGGTATACAAAACATAATCATCTTTAATATCAAGAGATTCACACACAATTGGTATATCAACTCTTAAAAAGGCTCCATAAGCAATTGTGTCATCACCGTAGTGTTTTTTTAAATCATCATAAAATGTTATCCTATGGTTTATTACTGTAACACCAAGTTTAGTTAATTCCTCGATATGGGAATCTTCTTCACCATCAAGTATTAAGATAGGTGTTAAAAACGGATTTGTTTTTTTTGCGGTTATCACCGCAACTTTATACATCTTTATATAGTTTAAATAACTATTTTGATTATGAGTGTTTAATCCAGTAAACCAATAAACATTCTTTGTTTGGTTATCTTTATTAGAAATTAATTTATACCAAGAACCGTCACCATAACTATTATCAGGTTTACCTAACATTTCGTTGACCGCAACTCTAACACCCGCAATATGTCTATGAACATTAACAAACTCATCAGTTTGATAATCATGACCTGAAATAACTTTTTTAACCAACGGACTCCAATGAACGATGTCATTTTTAACACATTCATATTTATGACAGGCATCAATATAAACCATATCACATTCTATAGAATAATCTGTAGTATAACCTTTAATTTTTCTAATATTTCCGTATAAAGAAGCTCTCAAATCAAATTGTTCCTCAACATCAACGTAATCGGCATAACTAGCGGAATCCGCATCATCAAATCCACCTTCCCAAGAGTCAATACATATTATAATTCCGTTTGGGAATTCTTGAGCGAAGATTGCACTACTCTCACCCATATAGGAACCTAACTCAACAATTGTAGGAGATTCCCCTAATATGGGTTTTAAATCTTGACATAATTTTCTTAACTCTAACTCAAAATCATGAGTTCTCATTACAGTCTTCAATTCTTTCATATTCCTGTAGAACCAAATCCATTCTCCCCTCTATCTTTATTTTTTTGATTTTTATTTTCGGTTAACTCTACCCATTTACCATTTACTACAGGACATAAAACCGCTTGAGCAACTTTCATTCCTTTTGGAATCATAACATTATAGTTGTTGGTGTTAAATATAATCACCTGTATCTCTCCTGTATAACCATTATCTACAGTACCTGGTGAATTTAATACCATTAAACCTTGTTTTAAAGATAACCCACTTTTAGACCTTACCTGAATTTCATATCCGTCTTTAATGTCTAAAGAAATTCCTGTTGGTACCAAAACTCTACCAAATGGAGGGATATCAACGTCAATTACAGAATGTAAATCAAATCCTGAATCGCTTGGATAATTGTATTTTGGCTCAACGGAATCAGGGTGTAACTTTACAAATCCAAGAGGTAATTTAGGGTTGTAGTTGGATAAATCATCCTCGAGAGATTTCATATCTAACCCAAAGTCATTTAAAATCATATCATAATCCAACTCACCGTTCCCACTCTCATCAATCATTTTTTGGAGTTTTTTTGCATACTCACTTAAGTCTAAATCATCAAGTCCATTCATTATTGTAAATTTTTTAATTTTTTAATTGTGTCGACTAAAACAACAACATCTTTTTCACAGTATTCTGAGATTGATTTTAAATCTTGTTTTTCCCAATAGGTTTCATGTACCTTATCACCTGTAACTTCACCATCTTTAGGTGTTGGGATTTCTAAACAACTACACATTAAATCTAATGAACCAATTGAGGAGTACGCTCCGTATTGCCAAATTTCTTTAGTGTCAATTGCCTTTACTTCCCATGGTTTTGTATCATAAGATGGAAGAATTTTTGACGGCATAATACCATTGATAATCATTCTTTTAGCTAACATCGGGATATCAAAATTCTTAAGATTGTGACCACATAAATAAAAATCTAATTTGTGACACCTATCAAGTAAATTTCTAACTTGGATTAATAATTCTTTTTCGTTATTACCTGAAAAAGTTTGTTTTTTAACATCTCCATTATCCATAACAAACGCCATTGATACACAAACTATTTTTGCAAACTCAGGTACTAGAGCAGCTCTTCGTTTAAACATAAAATTTTTAGAGTCGATGTCAACCGTAGCATCTTCAGGGAATCTTTTTTGGAACCAATCAAAATACTTTTCAAATTGACTAGCAATCTCAGGACTAAATTTTTGACAAGAATCATAGTCGGGACAACCCCCGACAGTTTCAATGTCTAAGAATAAAATTTTTGTAATTGGTATATTAATCATAACTTATTTAATTAGTGATTTGTAAAATTCTTTTCGCAAAGTAGTAACATTTTGCAAATTGTATTTGTCTTTAACAGTTTCATATAGTCTTTCACCCATATCTGTCATTAGGTTTGGATTTTGTAATAATTTTTTAATGAATTTATGCCAATCACTATGATTTCTATTTTCATTAACTAACATAGCATTACCATCAACAAACTCACCATTTTTTAGACAATGTTTAAGGTCTATAGTGTAAGGTCCTATTTCGGAAGCGATTAATGCCTTTTTATAAAATCCCGCCTCAATCACTTTTAATTGAGATTTCATTCTATTGAATATGTGGTTTTTGATTGGAGCTAAAGATATGTCAAACTTAGAGTAGTTAGAGGCATATTGTGTTACAGGTCTTGTCCATACTCTAACATAAGGTAATGACTTATCAGTCATATAATTTTTTTCCTCATACAACGTTAGATATTTTTTATAGTCTTCATCGATAATACTATATTTATCTGTAAATATTTCTTCATAACGAGCCCAAACAGTTTCTTCAGGTCTAATTGGTCTTTGTTTTTTTTCTCCCGTTTGTTTGTTAATTTCTGTTATATGACCTCTAGTATCGAAACCACATAAAACATATTGTATGTTATTTTTTAATGAACTGTTTTTTGTTACAAATCCATCTAATAACTTTAAATCATGTAAGTGGGAAGAACCACCTAACCAACCAACTCTAATTCTATCAGATTCTAATGTTGGTTCTTTAAACTGAGGTTCATTTGGGTCCACTGCATTTGGTAAAACAATTACGTTTTTGTTAAATTTACGTATTTCATTTGCAAATATTTCAGTAGTTGTTGTAACATAACTAGCTTCTTTTAGATTAGCAACAATTTTTTCATGTATTTTTTCTTGTAAAATAATACTATGGATAGGATGTTCTTTTGTCGGTAACCAATAATCATCAATATCAACTACTACAACAATACCCATTGATTTTAAATTTCTAATTATCGCAGGACAGGAGTCGTAATTTTGACCAATGTTTCTATGTACATGGACTATTTGGTACTTCTTCCAATAATTGGGGTCACTAATTCTTGGTTCATAATCGATATCGACATGAAAATCATCATTATACATGTTTTGTAACATTATATGGGGGTCAATCGACCTAAATTTACCAACACCTGTACGGTCTGATGGTAATACTAAAACTTTAATTTTTTCTGACATATTTTTATATATAACATAGAAAATATAGTCAGATAAACAGACATTATCAATATAATAATAAATAAAAAACCCCATCGATTGACGGGGTTCAAGTTATTGTACTTTTTTAATTTTGGTTACCTTACCTTCAAAAATGTGTTTTCCAACTTTAAATTGGAAAAGCTCATTTGATTTTTGGGTTGATTCGGTCAACAAACCGTTTTCAGATAAAACTTCTTCAACAGTTTCTCTCACAATATCTTTAATTTGTTTTGCGGTAAGTGAACTACTAATTTGATTTGGATTAGTTTGTTGTCTTTTAGGATTTGTCTCATTTATGACATTACCATTAGAATTCATTAACCTCGTAGCTTTCTCAACTAACTCATTTGATAAAGTGGGACCTGACATACCATTAGGTTGTGCAATTGGATATTCTATCATAAGTTGTTTTATTTCATCTGGTAATTTAGACCCCATAATTCTATCTACCGTAGGTGTTTCGGTATTATAAATTGGTTTTGATTGTTCCATCATAAATTCTTGTGGAATGTTGTAATTAGCTTTAGGATTATCAAAATTTTCAGTATTGGGAATGTTGTAATTTGCCAATGGTACATTTTGACCACTTCTCGGCATTTGATTATGAATATCCATCATTTTTTTGGATATCATTAATTTTTGTAATAAATCATTTTCGTTTGTCATATTTAAATGTTTTCTTCTTCATTATTAAAGACCGCGTTAATCACTACTCTTTTCATACTTCTATCACCTCTTGGATTATAACCAGGTTTTGGTGTGTTAAAATTTTCAGCGGTCGGTTTAAATGATAAAATTTTATCAAGTCTAAAAAGTCTCCACCCAGGTAATGGTTGTTCACCTTTATATCCTGTGTGTGAAGAACCTTCTTCATCCCAAGCTCTTAAAACAGGGTTATCCGCTTTACTGTAACCAAAACAAACAGGTTCAATAACACGTAATCCCCTACCACCTGGCTCGTCACCATCATAATAAATTACTATTTTTTGTTTTTTCTTAATAGAATCTATTATAGACTCGACAGAAGCTACTTCTAAAATAAGTGATTTAGTTATGTTGTAAAGTTTCATTACGCGGATGGTGTTGTGTATGGTTTGTTAGGTTGATATTCGTTAATAACTATTTCAGCTTTTCTTTCCAAAATATCTTGGATTGCTCCTGCTCCTTGGTTATAAACATCTAAAAATCCTCCCGTACCTTTACCTTGCTCATCACCATCGGCTAAAGCATCAGGATTAACACTTGAGTATTCATTTGCGGTCTTTTTAAAATCATTTTTAGGTAATAATTTAGCTCTTTCCGCCTCAGCTATTGAACTTAACTCATTTTTAGGTTGTTCAAAATTTAAAGGTTCATTTACTGCCATTTTTAAATTATTTTTTTAATTAAGTCGTTTATGCGTTTTAGGCTTTCGGTAACCTCCAAATTATAATATTCGGTGTTACTACTATGACTTTTTGATGGTCTATTTAAATTGTTTATTCCATTTTTTTCATGTGGGTCTATAAATTGGTTAGGAAGAACTTCAGACCTATTTTGTTTTAAACTATGTACACCATCCCTCATTGATGTTAGGGTATTATCAACCCAATTTCTAACATAATGACCTCCATTTAATATAAATGGTAAATCGTTTTCTCTTCCATTGAATGAATCAAACCAATTTTTCATTCTTTTTAGTTGTTGGTATGAAATTTCACCATTATCTCTAAGTTCTTTATTTCTTCTAAAACCTTCGGTGTTTTCATCCGCACCTTGAGCTGCGTCATGACATTGTTTTAAATAGGTCATAACATCTTCAGGTAATTGGACTTTATTTCCGTATAAATCTTTATTCACTGGTTTTTAAAATACTTATAAGTTTATTAATACTTATACCTTCTTTGTCGGCAATTTTTTTAATTGATTGTAAGTTTTTAACTAATATTTTACTAACAGGGGAATCTTTTCTAACAACGTCAGAATAATCACTATCCTTTTTAGATAACATATCCTCAACCATTTTAATCATTCTTTGTTTTTGTGCCTCTTCTAAAGAACCCTTCTCAACTAAACGTTGTTTAAGTTTACCCTTTTTTCTTTTTTGACCTTTTAATTTACCAAAGTCATTAGTCCTCTCAACAGGGTTATCAACACCCATATCTTTAAGAGTTTTTACTGATTCGATAAAATCCATATCTTTAGTTTCTTCATAACCAAAGGCATCTGAAAAATCAATCTCTTTAACAATATCTCCATCCTTTTCTTCACTTTCACCGTAATAAACTCTATAACCTCTAGTTACAGGGTCATTGGTTTGTCTTGTGGCAACAATAGTTTGGTCCATTGTCTTCTTTGGGTGTAAGTACATATTAATAAATGGAATACTTGAGTCTCTAAAGGTACCGTCAGAACCTATTAATTCATTTATTTCTTTAGTATCACTAACATCATCAAGTTCTTTTTCAATATCCTTCTTTTTAACTTTTTCTTTCTTGGTTAAAAATTTTTGGACAATTGATTTAACTTTTTTCTCATCTTTTTTATTGAAGTCTTTTTTGTTATCGGTTTTTCTAGATTCGGATAAAGTTTCCGCAACAGAATAATATAGGGAAATTTTATCACCTTTATCTTTAAGGAAAAAATAACAATTATTATTAAAGTATTCTTTATTAAAATTAATCATGACTTTTTTATCAATAAATACTTCGTTTTAATGTATTTATCATAAAAAAAGATGTCGAGTCAAAATATAAATCAATATGTAAGGAACAACCTATACCCAAAACTTTATTTGGATAGTTATGATATGTCCCTAACATCTGATGAAACAGATTTTAATCAGGAGGTTGTTTTCTCACCTTATTTAATCGCTCAAACATATGGTAATAAACTACCAATCAATATTGACATAAATAATATTGATACCGTCCAAAATTTAAATTTAACATATAAAAATTATAACAATAACAATATTTTTGTTTCTCAAAATTATTACAACCCTGATAAATTAGATTTGAAATGTTTTACTGCAGAAACTTCATGTGATATAGGTTTAACAGGAATTGATAACGGTTTAGTAAATAAAATGACAGGTCAAACCATAACATTTACTAAAGGTTTATTTTCAGATTTTTTAAAATTTGATAGGTTAAGTTTTGATAGAAGATTCAAAATGTTCCAAGTAACGGGGTATACAAATACTCCAAATGTAAGATTTTCTGGTTTTAATAATACCGTATTATATGAAGTCGTTAGTAAAAACGACCCTGTAATCGGTAGATACCACGAATTATATGGAGGGTTTTATCAAGGGTTTTATAAACTTCATGGTTATGATTATGAAATTTTTCCTGAAAGGATGACCAAAGGGTGGTCGGTCGAAATGATTCTTAAACCGAGATTATTTAATGAATATGTACTAGGACCTGGCGAGACAACATTAAATGGGATATACCCAAATAATAAAAATACATTTTTTTATTTTGGTACTAGAGCCGAGAATAAGTTTTATCATCATGCGGATGGTACTCCTGATTGTTTTACAGGTTATACTCGAGTAACAACTCCTTTAACGGGTTTAAGTACATGCGCATGTTGTGATTTAACAATAAAGAATAGTAGATGTATATATGTATACCCGCCAAGGTCTAAGGATGGTAAACATGACCCTAGAGTTAATTATGGTTGTGATACATGTGGTGGTTTAAAGACAAAACAGTTATCATGCGGGTGTGGTTGCGACAAACCACAATGTGAGAATTGTGGGTGGGAATGTCAAACACACATTTGCCCAACAACACCCACCCCAACCCCAACTCAAAGTCCTACACCAACCCCAACAAGTAATAATTGTATTGTTACCCCTACTTGTACACCTACATGTACTAAGTGTGATACTTGCGATGACTGTTTAGATTGTAAACCTGAAGGTTTTTCTTCTATTGAGGACACTTGTGAAAAGGACCCATTATACGACTCAATGTCAAATGCTTTTTCATTAAGATTATGTGGAGACCCTAAAAACCCAAAAATAGGTGTTAGATTTTTAAGATTTACAGGTGATTGTACAACTTCAGGAGAGTGTTCTACTAGTGGAATCACATACTCAACGGGATATACTATAACTGATATATGTACACCACCAATATACCCAAGATGTGAAAAAGAAAATCCTGCTTGGTTAAATGAAGAACATTGGTTCCAAGTTAATGTTGTTTGGGAAAGATATACTTGGTTCGATTACTGTGATTTAAAATATCGTGGTGGATTAGGTGATATAACTAAACAAGTTTATTTAGAATCTTTAGCAAATAATACAACCTCATTAATTAGTACTCCTTACACAAAAGAAAATGGTAAAGTTGCTGAAAAAATGGATATCATCAATTTAAATGAAAAATGGTTAATTGAGGGTAAAATGAGAAAGGGTAGATTAAAAATCTACATTAATGGTAAGATATTTCACACTATCGAGGATTTTGAGGAAATTATACCAAGAGCTCTAAATACTGATAAAGAAAAACAGGTTGGTGTACCATTTAATATCTCATGGGGCGGAGGAACACAAGGGCTTAGAGAAAACTTAACCTTCTCCTCAACAACAATTCCTAATGGACCCTATATCCAAGACCCTGAGTGTTTTCCAACTAATGATTTAACGGCAACAACATTCAATGGGTTAACTACTAATATTTTAATCGAACAAAATTTTGCAGGTACTTTTGATGGAGGAATCTCACAATTTAGAATGTATGTAGAACCATTATCGGCACCTGAAGTTAAACACAATTTTAAATTACTTGTAAGTAAATTTAATATGTTTAATCCAGATTGTCCTAATTGTTCAACAACAATATGTAAACCTGACGACATTACTTATATACTTTCTGCAGATACTCCAACCACAACAACTGAAGACCCATTTGGTAACGAACCTTTAGGTAGATTATATATTGAGGATTTAAGAGATAAAAATTATTTGATTGAAAGGAAGTTAAAATTAACTCCTAATAAACCAACTACAATGTATTGGGAGTCCGATGAATGGTGGGGAGACCAAGGAAAAACTTCTGAATGTGTTGGTTACGCTTGGGCTCATTGGGTCGAGGACGGGCCAATCAAACATAGCGGTATCGCTCCAATAGTTCACCCAACAATTATTTATAAAGAAGCTCAAAAAATAGATGAGTGGCCTGGTGAAAATTATAAAGGAACTTCTGTTAGAGCGGGGGCCAAATATTTAAAGAGTATTGGTAGAATTGAGCAATATTTATGGACTTATGATATAAACGTTTTAATATCGACTGTATTAACTAAAGGACCTGTTGTTGTCGGTACTAATTGGTACTCATCGATGAATAGACCTAATATTAATGGTTTAATGAAAGTTTCGGGTTTCAAGATTGGAGGTCATGCCTATGTTATCAATGGTGTTGATACAATTAAAAAACAATTTAGAATTAAAAATAGTTGGGGTCGTTCTTGGGGTAAACAAGGACATGCCTTTATTTCTTTTAATGATATGAATAAACTTATTAGACAAAACGGTGAAGTTTGTTTAGCTATAGAAAAAAGGTCTAACTAATGAGTGAAATTATAGTAATAAAAAGTATAAATTACGATGGTGAATTGGCGAATGTGTTATTTAAACCATCGGGGTCTAACAAAGTCATTAATTTGGGTAATATTACATTACCTTTTGAATTCGACCCTTCTTTATTAGTTCCTCCTTTAAAACCATATGGTGATTACACTATTTTCCTTGTTGAGGAAAGTTGTACTTATTATTTAAACGTTCCTGCACCAACTCCAACTCCAACACCTAGTAACACAACTACAAAAACCCCCACACCAACACCAACTCCTACCCAAACACCAACTCAAACTATTGACCCTTGTAAATTTATTACACCAACACCAACTAAAAGTGTTACACCAACTAAAACACCTAAATCATCTCCAACACCTACACCAAGTTGGGACCCGTGTATAACACCATTCCCAACTAAAACTCCAACACCTACTAATACTCAAACGCCTACATTAACTCCAACACCAACACTTATTACTTATTATATCACGAGTGAATCGGGTAATCCTATAATTTCTGAAGATAATAATTATATTATTCCTGAAGATTGTGAATAACGATAAATATATATTATTAAATGATTCAATCAATAGAAATAACTGGTGCGTCAGGTACAGGTCCTTACGACATTGAGGTATGTGATATCACATTATCATTGTGTGTACCAATTGCGTCATCAGTTCCTATACCACCAACCTATCAATTTACATTACCTAACGTTTTAAGTGGTGCAACTGAAGTTGTTGTAAGATTAATTGATTCTGAGGGATGTCCTTGTTTACAGGTATGCCCATGTATTTTACCTAGCCAAACGCCAACATTAACCCCTACAATAACACCAACAATGACAGTTAATTGTAATTGTCTTGAGTTTAATAATGAGGATGTTATTGAACATACAATTTCTTTTATTGATTGTAGTGGTAATAATATAGACACTGTTATTTCACCTGAAACGGTATTAACTTTTTGTGGTAAAAGTCCTTCAGTTAGTAGCCCTTCAGTTATTGTTACAATAGGGGATTTTTGTGTTGGAGGAGTGTGTCCTCCCCCACCACCGACATTAACTCCTACACAAACACCGACTAACACCTCAACACCAACAATTACACCAACAAAAACATTGGTACCTTTAGTGGGATATTTCCAATATTGTTGTGACCCGTCAAATATTGTTATTATCTCAACAATTCCTCTTAGTTATTATCCATTGAGTGGAGTTTATTATGTTGAAAGTGCAGGTTTTAATGGTTGTGTTACTTCAATACCTCCAACATTTTCACCTAATGCGTATGTTTACATCGATGCAATATCGTTTACTTCATGTTCTGATTGTGAATCAACTTATCCATGTCCTTCACCAACCCCTACTGTAACACCTACCATCACCCCAACGGAAACCGTTACACCCACTGTAACATCGACCCCAACTACAACGCCAACAGTTACACCAACGGAAACCGTTACACCCACTGTAACATCGACCCCAACTACAACGCCAACAGTTACACCAACCGAAACTGTCACTCCAACAGTTACTATAACACCTACTAATACCGTCACTCCAACAGTTACTAAAACATCAACTCCTACTATTACTCCCACTAAAACTTCAACTGTTACCCCAACTGTAACTAGAACCCAAACGATTACACCAACTAATACGGTAAGACCAACTAATACTCCTACCAATACTATAACTCCAACAAAAACTCAAACACCAACTATTACACCAACACACACAATTACTCAGACTAATACGGTAACGCCAACTAACACTGTTACCCCAACTAATACCATTACCCCAACAATTACAAGAACTCCAACTAATACCATAACACCAACTAATACACCTACTAATACTGTAACTCCGACTAATACTATAACTCCAACTAATACTGTAACTCCGACTATAACACCTACTAATACCATTACCCCAACAATTACAAGAACTCCAACTAATACCATAACACCAACTAATACACCTACTAATACTGTAACTCCGACTAATACTATAACTCCAACTAATACTGTAACTCCGACTATAACACCTACTAATACTGTAACTCCAACTAATACTATAACTCCAACTAATACTGTAACTCCATCTATCACGCCTACTAAAACTGTAACACCTACTAATACTATTACTCCAACTATTTCATTAACACCAACAAGAACTCAAACTCCAACTATAACACCTACTAATACTGTAACTCCAACTAATACTGTAACTCCATCTAATACTGTAACTCCGACTATAACACCTACTAATACTATTACTCCAACTATTTCATTAACACCAACAAGAACTCAAACTCCGACTATAACACCTACTAATACTATTACTCCAACTAATACTATAACTCCAACTAATACTGTAACTCCGACTATAACACCTACTAATACTATTACTCCAACTAATACTGTAACACCTACTAATACTGTAACTCCAACTAATACTGTAACTCCAACTAATACACCTACTAATACTGTAACTCCGACTATAACACAAACACCAACTAATACTGTCACCCCTACAGTTACTCCAACTATTTCATTAACACCAACAAGAACTCAAACTCCAACTATAACACCTACTAACACTGTAACTCCAACTAATACTGTAACTCCGACTATAACACCTACTAATACTGTAACTCCAACTAATACTGTAACTCCGACTATAACACCTACTAATACTGTAACTCCGACTAATACTGTAACTCCAACTAATACTGTAACTCCGACTATAACACCTACTAATACTATTACTCCAACTAATACTGTAACTCCAACTATAACACCTACTAATACTATTACTCCAACTAATACTGTAACTCCATCTATCACGCCTACTAAAACTGTAACACCTACTAACACTGTAACTCCAACTAATACTGTAACTCCAACTAATACTATAACTCCAACTAATACTCAAACTCCATCTATCACACCTACTAAAACTGTAACTCCAACTAATACCATAACACCAACTAATACTGTAACTCCGACTAATACTCAAACTCCATCTATCACGCCTACTAAAACTGTAACTCCAACTATAACACAAACACCAAGTAATACTGTAACTCCGACTATAACACCTACTAATACTCAAACTCCATCTATCACGCCTACTAAAACTGTAACACCTACTAATACTATTACTCCAACTATTTCATTAACACCAACAAGAACTCAAACTCCAACTATAACACAAACACCAACTAATACACCTACTAATACTGTAACTCCGACTAATACTGTAACTCCGACTAATACTATAACTCCATCTATCACGCCTACTAAAACTGTAACACCTACTAATACTATTACTCCAACTAATACACCTACTAATACTGTAACTCCAACTAATACTGTAACTCCATCTATCACGCCTACTAAAACTGTAACACCTACTAATACTATTACTCCAACTAATACTGTAACTCCAACTAATACACCTACTAATACTGTAACTCCAACTAATACTGTAACTCCATCTATCACGCCTACTAAAACTGTAACACCTACTAATACTATTACTCCAACTAATACTGTAACTCCGACTATAACACCTACTAATACCATAACACCAACTAATACTCAAACTCCATCTATCACGCCTACTAAAACTGTAACACCTACTAATACTATTACTCCAACTAATACTGTAACTCCGACTATAACACCTACTAATACCATAACACCAACTAATACTCAAACTCCATCTATCACGCCTACTAAAACTGTAACACCTACTAATACTATTACTCCAACTAATACTGTAACTCCGACTATAACACCTACTAATACTGTAACTCCAACTAATACTGTAACTCCAACTATAACACCTACTAATACTGTAACTCCAACTAATACTATAACTCCAACTAATACTCAAACTCCATCTATCACACCTACTAAAACTGTAACTCCAACTATTTCATTAACACCAACAAGAACTCAAACTCCGACTATAACACCTACTAATACTATTACTCCAACTAATACTATTACTCCAACTAATACCATAACACCAACTATAACACAAACACCAACTAATACAGTTACTCCAACTATTTCATTAACACCAACAAGAACTCAAACTCCAACTATAACACCTACTAATACTATTACTCCAACTATTTCATTAACGCCAACAAGAACAGTTACACCATCTATAACTCCAACTAATACTATAACGCCAACAAGAACAGTTACACCATCTATAACGCCAACAAGAACAGTTACACCATCTATTACACCTACAGTTACACCAACAACACCATATAGGTTTTATTTAATGAGTGATTGTTGTACAAATACTAAAACTAATGTAATGAGTTTACCGACCGCATTTGCATCTGTAGGAAATACTTTTGTTTCTACAGGAGGAGTTTGTTATTCGGTATCGGCAATCGTTGAGGGACCTGCAAATGTTACTTGGAATGGGGGTACTATATATAGTGGGGGTACTCCATCTGAAAATTGTACTAGATGTACCGCGGCCAATATTTGCCCTTCACCTACCCCAACGACTACAAAAACACCGACACCTACCCCAACAATTACAAGAACACCAACAGTAACACCAACAAGAACTCAAACTCCAACTATTTCATTAACACCAACAAGAACTCAAACTCCGACTATAACACCTACTAATACTATAACTCCAACTAATACTGTAACTCCAAGTAATACTGTAACTCCGACTATAACACCTACTAATACTATTACTCCAACTATTTCATTAACACCAACAAGAACTCAAACTCCAACTATAACACCTACTAATACTATTACTCCAACTATTTCATTAACACCAACTAGAACTGTAACACCTACAGTAACTCCAAGTATTTCTGTTTCACCAACTAGAACTGTAACACCTACAGTAACTCCAAGTATTTCTGTTTCACCAACTAGAACTGTAACACCTACAGTAACTCCAAGTATTTCTGTTTCACCAACTAGAACTGTAACACCTACAGTAACTCCAAGTATTTCTGTTTCACCAACTAGAACTGTAACACCTACAGTAACTCCTACCATTTCATTAACGCCGACTAGAACTGTAACACCTACAGTAACTCCTACCATTTCATTAACACCAACGAGAACTCAAACCCCAACTATAACCCCTACACCAACAATGACACCAACACCAACACAGTGTGGGGATGCTTCATGTTGTCAAATAGAATTATGTTTTGGGCCTGATTGTAGGGGGGCTTGTGGTTGTAATCAAACAGACACATTCTATCTACATTTACCGTGTGGTGGTAATTGTAAATTATCAAATGCGGATGGTATATTTGAGGACCCGAGGTGTACAACTCCGGCAAATAGAAAGTACTATTCAGATGGGAATGATTGTTACTATTGGGATGGAATAAGTTCATTATCTTACGAAGGCCCTTGTTAATAAAAAACCCCCACTTTTAAGGTGAGGGTTAATAATTATACTATTTTCTTTATCTTTTTTTTAAGTATTTTTTCAGTAAAAAAGATATGAAAATTTTTGTTCAAATTGCCTCATATAGAGACCCCCAATTAATACCAACAATAAAAAACATGTTTGAAAATGCTAAAAGACCAAAAAATTTGGTTTTAAGTATTTGTAGACAATATCACCCTGAAGATGGTTTCGATAATCTTGATGAATATAAAAGTGATAAAAGATTTAGAATTATTGATGTTTTGTATTCAGAGTCTAAAGGAGTTTGTTGGGCGAGAAATCTAACACAACAACAATATCAAGGTGAAGATTATACATTACAAATCGACTCTCACATGAGGTTTGAGAAAGATTGGGATGATACTCTAATTAAGATGATTAAACAACTCCAAAAGAAAGGGTTTGATAAACCTCTGTTAACAGGTTATGTTTCATCATTTGACCCAGATAACGACCCCGCAGGTAGGGTTCAGGAACCATGGAGAATGGTATTTGATAGATTTATACCTGAAGGTGCGGTTTTCTTTTTACCTGAAACAATACCTGGCTGGAGGGAAATGGAAGAACCTGTTACGGCAAGATTTTATTCTGCTCACTTTGCATTTACGTTAGGTAAATTTAGTGAAGAGGTTCAACATGACCCCGAGTTTTACTTCCATGGAGAAGAGATTTCAATAGCCGCAAGAGCATATACTCATGGTTATGATTTATTCCATCCTCATAAAGTTGTGATTTGGCATGAATACACTCGTAAAGGAAGAACAAAACAATGGGACGATGATAAAGATTGGGCAACAAAAAATAATTTATCACATTCTAAAAATAGACAATTATTCGGTATGGATGGGGAAGAAGTTTTATTAGATTTTAGTAAATACGGATTTGGTACCGAAAGAACTCTAAAAGATTATGAAATCTATTCAGGTTTAAGATTCTCAAGAAGAGCGGTCCAACAATATACATTAGATAAACATTACCCACCAAACCCAACAATATATAATACTGATGAAGAATGGGAGAGTAGCTTTGCATCAATCTTCAAACATTGTATTGATATTGGGTTTACTCAAGTACCTGAAAAAGATTATGAGTTTTGGGTGGTTGCGTTTCATGATGAAAAGGATGAAACAATTTTCCGAAAAGATGCCGACATCAATGAAATTAATGGTATGATGAATGACCCTGATGGATATTGTAAAGTGTGGAGAGAATTCCAAACATCTCATAAACCAAAATATTGGGTTGTATGGCCTTATAGTGTATCAAAAGGATGGTGTGAAAGATTAACGGGTAATTTGTAAATGAAAAATATTAGAGTCCATAATCCCTGTAATGAACATACAAGATATTATAGAAATTATAATTACTTTTGGGATGAGTTTACAAACTATTTAAAAGAATTCTTTAATGTTGAAGAAAACCGATACTTTGAGAATGCTCATAAAGAAAGATTTCCTGTTAATTTGAAAAAAGGAATCTCGGGTAATTTTTTATTATTAGAGTGTGAATATGTTATTGAAAATTTAGAAAGTGGTGAATTTGTTATTATGTCTGTTTCAGATGATTTATCTCATGCAACTTTAAATGAAAAGTCAAACCCATTTTTAAAAAAGGTATTAATCTCACAATTTTTACCAAAAAAAATATTAGACCATGTTGGAGAACATATGTATAAATATTCCCCGTGGACATACTTCCAAGCTTCAATGGATGACTTATCAATATATTACAATAAAAGACAAGAAAAGGAATTTTTAAATAATACTTTATATTTTAAAGGGACTTCTTTAGAAGATAGAAAAATCCTGAGTTTTATTGACAAAAATATTATTACCGATTTTAATGTTATCACACCATCTAATTATTTTGATGATTTGATATCCCATAAAATTGCTTTGTCAGTTGATGGTAGAGGTGAATTTTGTTATAGGGATGTTGAGTGTTTTGGGATAGGGGTACCCATTATTAGATATGAATATGTATCAAAATTTATTTCCCCGTTAATCCCTAACTACCATTATATATCATTACCAAGACCATCTGATATGGGTTTATATAGGTTAGGTAATGAAACACACGCCAAATTATTGGAAAATAGATACCATGAAGTTATAAACGATAACGAATTCTTATCATTCATCTCAAGAAACGCTAAAGAATATTATGATATTAATTTTTCACTTAACTCTAAAATAAAAAACACATTTAATTTATTAAATTTACAAGATTGGGTATGATACACGAAAATATATTATATGGATACGATTACGATTCAAATAAAAATGTTCTAATAGGTAGAGAAGAAATTAAAGATTACGGTTTCTTTTCAACTTTTACATTGATGATTTCATCAATAATGGTTGTCTATAAAAAATTTAAAAAAACCCCAAAATCTATAGATGGTAAATTCTTATTAAGAAAATTAAAAAAAGATTTAGATATTGATATGTATCAATATTTTTTTCATATTGACGACAGTATTGAAATAAATTTTGACGAAGAAATTCCCGTCCCTTTTAGTCCTGATGACCAACACACAATATATTCTGAAAAGTATATCAAATACTATTTACCATTTTTTAAAAAGTATTTTAATGTTAACACAAACATTACGGAAAAAATTTCCTTTTTAAAAGAAAAATATGGTATTGATGAGGATAACTCAATTTCGGTTATTTACCGTGATTCTGATAAATGGACAGATTTTGGTGGGTTTAATTATATTTCCGCTGGAGGATATTTTAGAAAATGTAAGGAGATTATCGAATTAGAGAAAATAAGACCAAGAGTGATTATTCAATCTGAAAATAATGGAGTTATTAAAACATTTCAAGAGGCATTCGGTTCTGTATTCTTCACTGAAACTTCTTTAGGTAATTCTTCCGAAATTTACCCACCAATACCAATAAACGATGAAATTAGATTAGAATGGTCTGAATATTATGTTGCCTCTTTATGGATATTATCAAAATGTAAACATGTTATAACATACACTGGTAATAGTTCTTTTTTCATCTATTTAAATCGAGGGACTACAAACAATTTTACACAAGAAATAACTTTTACAAAAGATTATAATGAGTTTTTTGTAACTAATAATAATATTTAAAAAACTATGAAAATATCAATTGGTGACATCGTAGATAGATACTCTATCTGTAAATTAAAAAGTGAACGACTAAATTTAGACCTGTCAGATGAGATAAGTCAATTAGAATCTGAAATTGTTAATTATAAAGACATTACACAATATGTCGGGGACTTATATGAAGTAAACGGTTTAATATGGGATTTAGAGTCTGATATACGTAAGGGTAATGAAGAAATTTTAGGTTTAGAGGAGATTGGCCGAAGAGCTTTAAAAATTAGAGATTTTAACAATTTAAGAGTAAAAATTAAAAATGAAGTTAATTCAAAATATGGGGAAGGTTTTATTGAGGTTAAAATGAATCATGGTAGTGAAAAGGAAAAATCTGTAATTATAACTTTAACAACAGTACCTGAAAGATTAGACAATCTAAAAGAAGATGGTTTAAAATTAGTATTAAAATCATTATGTGAACAACTTGATGATGATTATGAGGTTCATTTTAATATACCCGAAAAATCCATGGTAACTAATAAACAATACAATATACCGTCTTGGATTAGCGAATATAAATTAAAATACCCTCATCTAAAAATTTTCAGACCCGAAGATTTAGGACCACCAACCAAATTTGTACCTACACTTGTGAGAGTCAAAAATCCTGAAACAATATTAATTGTTGTCGATGATGATTTAGTTTATCATAATGAAATGGTATCTGAACATAGAAAATATCAAAATGAACTTTTAGATAGTGTGATAGGTTACGATGGAAGAGGTTGTGATGTTTTTTTACACAATAATGACATTAGGGATAGTTGGATACTGTGTGTTACTGAAATTAGAAAAACACATAGTTTACAACATTATAAATCAGTCTCATATAAGAAAAAATTATTTAAAGATGATTTCTTTACCGACTATTTAGGGTCGACTTTTTCAGACGATGTTTTGGTTTCGTTATATTTCAAAAATGAGGGTATACCGATGTATGTTGTTCCCTACGAAAAAGAAAACCATCTTTTTGAGACCAGAGAACTATGGGATGAAAACCAAGGTGTAACAACATTTCCTGTTTTAAGGTACGCGTCTAGTGTTGAGGACACGGGATGTAATCATCCTGAGATGTTAGCAAAACAACCAAAATTTTTTATACCTAATATAAAAACAACTAATAAACATATATCTCAGACTAACTTTACAACTGATAAAATTAATCATGGGTATATGGAAGTTTACCAACCTTTATTTACAAGTATGAAAAATGTGAATAAAGTACTTGAGATAGGAATATATAAAGGGGAAAGTTTAGAACTTCTTTCTCATTTTTTTAAAGATAGTATAGTTTATGGTATTGATATAACTGATTGTTCTCATTTAAATTCTGATAAAATTAAAACATTTATTTGTAACCAAGAAAATATCGATGAATTAGAAGATTTCATCTCAAAAGAAGGTGGTAATTTTGATTTAATTATTGACGATGGCGGACATACAATGAAACAACAACAAATTTCTTTGGGGGTATTATTTAAACACTTAAAGGATGGAGGGGTTTATATTTTAGAAAATTTACACACTTCAGTTAGAGAAGGTTATAGGGATGAGAATGATATTATAACAACTTTGGATATGTTAAATAAGTTAAATGATGGTGGTGAATTAATTACCAATCATATAACAGAAGAAAATAAGGAATATATTAAACAAAACGTAGACTCAATTAAAATATGGACAAGGACTCCTGATTTTAATGAAAGTGTAACATCAATAATTAAGAAAAAGTAATATGGATAATTTTTTTGATAAGTCATTACATTTTTTAGGTAAAGTAGAAAATAATATCACCGCATTAAACATTGGTTCGATGGATGGTGTAATGTTTGATGAAATGATTGGATACACTAATATGTATAACTTTAGTGTTTTATATGTAGAACCCATACCTTATCTTTTTGATAGATTACAAGAAAACATTAAATCTGAAAATGCTTTGTTTGAAAATAGTGCAATATCAGATTATAATGGTTCTATTGAAATGGTGACTATCGATAGGGAAGTAATTGATAGTGGCTTAGTCCATAGTTGTTTTTACGGTATGAGTGCGGTTTATCCACCTAAAAATGGTTTAGGTAGTGAGTTTGATAGACTCACAGTTGAGAAATATGGTAAATTAGTAAAGGTTCCATGTATTACATTTGAGACTTTATTGGTAAAACATAAACTTAATAACTTTGACATTCTCAAGATAGATGCTGAAGGTCATGATTATAAAATTTTTAAACAAATTGATTTAAAAAAATATACACCTAAAGTTATAAGATTAGAATGGATTAATTTAGAAGAATCAGAACAAAATGATATTATAAATATTTTTAATGAAAATAATTATGTTTATGAAATTTCTGACCAAGATATTGTAGGTATACCTAAAAATTTTTATGATGAACTTAAAAATCAATATACTGAACCCATTAATTTAAACAATGGACCAAACATTACTTTAGTTACGGGGTTATGGGATTTAGGTAGAAATAATTTAACCGAAGGATGGTCAAGGTCATACGAAAATCATTATTTAACAAAGTTTGATGAATTATTAAAAATCGAGAACAATTTAATAATTTTTGGTGATTCAGAATTAGAAAAATTTGTTTGGGAAAGAAGAAGTCACAATAACACCCAATTTATAAACAGAGATTTAGATTGGTTTAGAAACAATGAATTCTACTACAAAATTCAAAAAATAAGAACGAATCCTGAATGGTATAATCAATCAGGTTGGATTCCAGATTCTACACAAGCAAAATTAGAAATGTATAACCCTCTTGTTATGGGTAAAATGTTTTTATTACACGACGCAAAAATTCTCGACAAGTTTAATTCCGATTACATGTTTTGGATTGATGCGGGTTTAACAAATACGGTAAACCAAGGATATTTTACTCACGATAAAGTTATCAATAAATTACCAAAACTAACCAATAAATTTACATTCATCACTTTCCCATATGAAACTAATTCTGAAATTCATGGTTTTACATTTGATAAGATATGTGAATTTGCAGGTGATAAAGTAAACAAAGTTGCTAGAGGAGGATTTTTTGGGGGTCCTAAAGAAACCATAACCGAGTCTAATAATTTATATTACCAATTACTTTCTCAAACATTATCTAATGGATATATGGGTACTGAAGAAAGTATATTTACAATTATGATATACAAATACCCACAATTATTTAATTATAGTGAGATTGAGGGTAACGGATTAGTATGGTTATTTTTTGAGAATTTGAAAAAAGAAACATTAAATCTTAAAAGTGAAAAATCAAATAACGAAATTATAAAAATAAAAGATTTGAGTAAAGTAGGTTTATATGTTATTGGGTTTAATAGTCCAAAACAATTCGAGACTTTAATTTTTTCAATGAAAAAATACGACCAAAATTTCATTGACAAACCTAAGAAATTTTTATTAGACAACTCAACTGATTTATCAACAACTGAAAAATATTTGTATTTGTGTAAGGAGTATGGTTTTGAACATATTAAAAAAGATAATCTTGGTATTTGTGGTGGTCGACAATATATTGCTGAACATTTTGAAAATACCGATTTAGAATATATGTTCTTTTTCGAGGACGATATGTTCTTTTATCCTAAGAAAGGTGAATTATGTCGAAACGGATTTAATAGATATGTGAGTGATTTATATACCAAATCATTAAAGATTATTGATAGTGAAAACTTAGATTTTTTAAAATTGAATTTTAGTGAATTCTACGGAGACAACTCTACACAGTGGAGTTGGTACAATGTTCCTCAAACGGTAAGAGAAGAATTATGGCCAGATAATAAAAAATTACCTGTACAAGGATTAGACCCAAATGCACCAAGAACTAAATTCGAATCAATTAAGTGTATAGACGGAATACCGTACTCAATTGGTGAAGTTTATTATTGTAATTGGCCACAAATAGTCTCCAAAAAAGGAAATTATAAAATGTTTTTAGAAACTAAATGGGGTCATCCATTTGAGCAGACGTGGATGAGTTACATTCATCAAGAAACGGTCAAAGGTAAAATTAAATCAGGTATATTATTATTAACTCCAACAGAACATGATAGATTTGACCATTACGATGGTTCATTAAGAAAAGAAAGTTAATCAGTTTATTTTATAGTACCAAAGTATTTATAAGATAAAAAGATTAGATGGAATTCTTTATTAAGAAAAATGCAACATTACCCATATTAAAATTACAGGTAGTAAAGGACGGTAGAAGTGATTATGATAACTTTATGAAGACCATAGAGTTGTCCGCCATCTTCTTTTCTATGGTTGATGTTGAATCAGGTATTCCTAAAATTTCATCGAGACCTGCAGGATTTGTTGAGAAGGAGTTTATTGAACCGAATGCAGAACCCGAGTACTACATATATTACCAATTCCAAAATAGAGATACTAATAAAGTAGGTAGATATGAAGGTCAATTTATGTTAAGAACCGATGATGGTGTCTTAATATTACCTATCAGAGAAAAATTATTTATTAATATACAAGAATCATTTATTGCGAATGATTTACCTTATGAAAGTTGTTATACTTCGGAATTCCCTTGTTGTGTTAATCATCCTTATATAACAACCACAACCACAACCACAACACCTTGCCCTAGTTGTCCTACATGCCCTGAGCCAACACCTACACCAATAACCACAACTACAACAACTATAGAACCAATAACCACAACTACAACAACTATAGAACCAATAACCACAACTACAACAACTATAGAACCAATAACCACAACTACAACAACATTTCCACTATCTGTTATTTTAGATGTTAATATTAATCCAGGGTCAATAATTATTGATTATAATTTGACATCAAATCAAGTTTATTATGAAGAAATAAGTATGAGTTTTACTCATATATTAGGTACAACAGAAACGTCAATAACAATTGTTACAGGTGTAACAATTCCTATTGGTTATACGACAGGGAATACCCAAGTAATTATAAATGAAGATTTTAACATATTAACTAAAAACGATTCTTTTGGTAATTTCATAGTCAACCCTCCATCATTAGATTGGGTCGTGTATGAAAATTATCCGACACCTACACCAACTGTAACCCCAACTTTGACACCAACACCTACCAAAACAGTTACTCCGACAATTAGTGTTACACCTACACTTACAACCACACCGACTGCCACTTTGACGCCAACAGTTACACCAACCTTAACACCTACAAACACACCTACTAATACACCAACATTAACTCCTACTGAAACACCTACTAATACTCCGACTAACACTCCTACAGAAACGCCTACTTTAACACCAACGAATACCCCTACTATTACCCCAACACCATCACCATTACCCCAACTACCAATATTGGTCGATAACTGGGATACTTTATTGAACTACTCTATAACGGGAGTGACCTTAAATTACGTGACACCAACAAATACCGGTGGGTCAAACTTCCCTCTTGATGGTTATCCTAATGTGAATTATGAAGGTACGTTTGTATCTACCGAATCTAATCCATTAACAATTCAAGTAGGGTATAATAGCTCAACATTTGTTCCTGGTATGTATATACAGGTGAGTCACTCAAG